AAATCCCTAGTTCCATGTTACTATAATAGTAAGCGGGGGGAAATGGGAGCCGAGCCAATGACTAAGTCGTTGACCTAGTGACCCGGCTCCCCACGCAGATTACGATGGAGGGGTACGCCAACACCCGCTGGGGTGCCCCTCTTTACATATCAAGATCGGAGACGGTCCAATGAAAGCAGGAGAACTACTCAAGAAGGTCGCCTACGCAAACGTGCGTGAGAAGGGCCTTCTTTCTGTCTGTAGGCTAGACGGCAAGCGCTGGATAGTCGCACCACTCAAAGACGACTACGAACTATTCCAAGACGAAAACGAAGAAATCTACATTCGCGTCGACCAAGACGTAGTCAACCTATAGTCCTCATCGGGGTTCCTCCTTTTCGCGGCTTGGCAATCACCAAGCAAAAAGAAAGACCCCTCGGCTGTCGAACCGGGGGGCCTTTCGCTTTCTGGACCACCTCCTACATTTGACCGTAGAATAGCTGGTCCCCCTCGAGAGGGACATTTCCACTCGTGATCTCGAGCACGTTCTTCGGGAACTTGCAGCCCCATGCCATGTTATAGAAGCTGCCTATTATCCAATACAAAGAGCCGGAGAACTTACCGCATAGGATGATGTCTGCGTTGGCGGCGAATATCTGTCGAAGTTGCTGGCAACCCCAGCGTCGGCTTGCCGCACGCGAGAGGACCTTCCGTGCCACGGCGTTCACCTTGCTCACCCATCCCCTCCAGTCGTTTGTTTCCGATCGGTAACTTTCCACTTGAACTCCTTCCCTTAGATTTTCTGCGCAGTATGCCAAACACGCGGTGCGTGTGTTAGCTAAAGAGTCTGAGGATAGCCGCTACAGCCGACACTATCCCCCCGCCTATGAACGAGCCGAGCGCAAATAGCTTCTTGCCCGTGAGAGTTAAGCTGATTGTTGCGTGGGGTCTGTTCTCGATTTTGGAGGCGAGAAAGCCGAACAGCGTTAGAGTCAGATCTCGTTCGCTGGCGTGTAGTGTGCCTTCCCTGGCGACCCGGCCAGCGGCTTCCTCTATGGCGTCTTCAAGTTGAAAACTTCTCCCGTTGGCCATTACGTCACCATTGCCATCAGCGTCTCATGCGCGGCGGCAATATCTCCTTCCTCTGCGGCTCCTCCACCGCCCCCGGAACCCTCGAAGGCAAACCCCCACCCTACGTCGTCAGTAGATGCTGCTCCTGTCGGGTCAGCTTCTATGGTAAGTAGCTCACCGTCTGATACTGAATCGTTCAGCGCCGCACTGTTAGCGGTTTGATTGGCATCGCTCAGTGTGGCGACCACGTTGGAGTCCACCCCGTCGATGCGTACTGTGAATGCGTGTGAAGTGCCCACTCCTGGGGGAGTCTGTGCACGTACATACAGTTGTTTGATTGTACCGTCTGGAACACGTTGGCCGAGGTTAGATTCTGCGGCTTGCCATGCGCCTAGTTTGTTACCTGCGGCTGGGCTGTACTCATCAGCAGCATTGCTTGGCGGGTCTCCGCGTGTATTACCGAGCATCGGGGACTTGCCGGAGTCGGCTCCGTCGAGTGCGACGGTGACGCCGAACGAGTACCAGGGTGTGACAGCAGGGCCGTTCTGTGGCTGTACCAGCATACATATCAGGTCACCCTTCGAGAACGCCTGAGTGTTGACAACGTCGTTGCCGGAGACGTTGTCGGCCTGTATGGTGCAAGTGATGCTTGTGCTGCCGAAGTTCCGGCGCACTGTATATGCGTAAGCGTCGGGGAAGTTGCCTGGGTCGGCGTTCATCAGGACGTAGAGGTTCTTCACCGTACCCGCAACGGGCATGGGCGATAGGTAGCGTTCCTCCACGGTCGAGCCACCGCCACCCTCGTGCGAGTAGAAGGAACCCACTTTGGCGGTGCCCGTGCTGCCCTGAGAGCAACCACCGATCCAGTAGTCGTCTTCGGTGTCGGGGTCTTGTTCGATTGACCAGCTTGGGTAGGTAGCAGCAGCCCCGCCAGAGCCGACGCATCTGATCTCGATGTAGTCGCCAGGGGTTACGTCGACTGTGTTGGACGTGTCCTCACCCGTAGTCTCAGCGTTCGAGATAGTAACGGCAAGGGACTGAGCTACGTTGTTCTTCATAACTGTGAAGACGTAGGTTTCTCCGGCCCCAGGAGCAACAGTCAAGTTTACCTTGAGGTTCTGTAGCGTGGTATCATGGGGGCAGACAGCCATAGCCTCTCGGCCTTGCGTGCTCGTGGATACTCCACCGAACATGCCCAGGTAGACCGTACCTACGGATACGGCATTGTGACCGCCCCCAATTATTACTTGTGGAGTGCCAGCCATGGCGTCCCCCTAGACTGAGAATTCGATTCTGAATGTGAGCTGGACGTCGTAGAGCAGCAAACTGGCACCTGCAGCAACTATCGCGTCGGAACGGTTGGTCTCCTCTGAGCGGAAGTTGTAGGTCGCGTTACCGTCCACTTCACTCTTAACGTCCGCGCCTATGAGAGTAACGCCACCACGACCTGCGCTAGCTGCCGTGAGGAAGCCGTTCTGGTCGAACGTGAAGGCGACAATGTCATCCGTACCCCATGCACCTGAGGACTTCTTGACGCGCAACGTCTTCGAGGCTGCATTTATCTTGTTCTCGCCAGCCGAGCTATCCACAAACCTAGCGATGTGCAAGATGGGAATAGCCTTGAGAATAGTGGCTCCAGTGGGTATACCTGCTACTACCACATTTGGAAAGTCCAAGTCCGCAGCTACAGCCGGGACCGTGACAAGATCACCTATAACGCCAGGGCATATAGTAACACCATATCCAGTAGTGGGTATGCTACTGACGTCAGTAGGCTCTTGGATTGTGATTGTTCCGTCGAGTCCTCCCATGGTTCCTCCTAAACAGCTATCCAGTCGACGCCCTCAGTGTTTACACTGACGTCGATCTCGATAGCACGGGGATCGTTGATTGGCAGGGTTATAGACTCGCCAGCCGCCAGTCCGTCTGCCGGGTACTTCTTTGCGTCTGTCGTATTGTCAACGACGTAGACCACGCCACCGTTCGCGGCTTTGGCTCTGATCTGCACACTCGAGCAGTTAATCTCTCTGGTAGTCAGAGCTTCAGGCGTTCCAGCGACGGCGACTGTCTTCGAGTCAACAGCGATTGGGGTCGTTTCTACAGCCATTTCAGCCTCCTAAGTTTCATTATACCCTAATAGTCGTGATAATACACCTTTACTTTGCACGTCCTACCCCCGTCTCCCGTAGCTAACTTCGCACGTATGCGAGAATTTGCAGCTACGCGGGGGGACTGGACTGGTAGTGAGATAGAGCTTGACCAGACTCCTGAGCGCGAGAATGCTATGTTGCAGAGCCACGTGTCTGAGGCGCCATAGTAGAAGTCAATCTGATAATCGTCGTTCGCATCCGGCTCCGATACAAAGGCAAAGTGAATATCGAAGATGTCAGTGATGGTCGAAGCTGGAATGATCTCCGTCAAAGCCCCTTGCGTCCAGGCCGCCCCGCCATCGGCAAGTGTAACAGGGTCGGCTAAGGCTGGATAGACCTGGGACGGCTTGTGAGCATGATCTTCGAGAATCTCTAAGACGCTCTCGGTATACGCAGAAGAAAGTTTCTGCTGGCTCTCTATGTGTCCTCTCTGATTCACTTGCGCGCAAACTCCTCAAGCTCCTTGGCAGTCATAGATTGATACATCTTCAGGGCTGCTCCGTAGAGCGTGTGTACTTTTCGCTTCCCTCTCTTGACCGCCAGGGCTGCGCCTGCGGCCTTGCGCTGGTCCTCGCTTTTAGCTGGCATGTTACACCTCCACCAGTACCATACGGGCGGCATGCACAACATCCCCCCGCGCCTCGTCGTACATGTAGTGGAGGGACGGGAATCCCGCTTGTACTGTGCAGTTGTATGTGTTCCCCAGGTCATCTTCGACGACTATGAAGTACGAGGTAGTATCTCTGAGTCCCTCGAGGAACGTCATCTCTGTGTCGTTTTCCACGACGACTGTTGCGTCTATAGTCATCTTCTTTGGTGGCTTGAGTGCGCCCGTAAGCTGGAAGCTGAGCAAGTTCACTTTGTTGCTGCTGTTAGTGGTGTTGCCAGCGAACTTCAGCCGGACACGCTTGCCGGAGATAGGAGTGGACAGGGACAGTGAGTTGTGACCGTTGGTCTGGCAGATACCAGTGGCGCCGAACAGCGTCCAGCCCCCACCGTCGATCTCATAGTAACAGGTGACTTTCGTGTTGGCCTCACGCTCCAGATATACTTCCAACGTGTGCCATAGCTTATTCCATTGGGGGAGCCCCGCGTCGAAGTAAGGGGTGATCATCACCCAGTCTGCCTCGTATGGGCCCCAGTCTGCCTCGTCGACTTCGATGTAGTATATGCTAACCCCGGAAGCCCATATCAACCAGGGCTTCCCACTGGTCTCTTTGATCACTGACATACCGTTCGTTGCGCCAGAGAAATTACCTACAATTGGAGACCATGAGTATTGACCGCGCGAGACTTCAACACCCTTGTAGATGTAGGTCGTGGTCCCGCTGCGGAGTACCGATACATATACCGCATCCTGATCGAAGGCGATGTTCTTGATGTTGCCTATGGTGTCCAGCGCGCTGAACGGCCAGAACTCAGAGTCGCGGAATGGTCCACCTTGTCGCAGATCATACTCATTCTCGCCCACAGCTACAAGCTGTTGCAGGCGCCATGTCTGATCGCTGAACCACGCCTCTGACATAATCTGATCTGCCACAGAGTAGCTATCTGTGCTTGCCCGGTTGGCTAGCCTGTCATCCACGTCGAATACACGATCGTCCTCACCCAACATATAGAGCGTGCGCTCAGTACCTATGAACATGTAACCGTTCACGGTGAAAATGTTGTTGATCGTGTCCCCATCGTGACCTATCTGAATGCCTGCGGTCCAAGTAGGAGTGACAGGGTCAACGGAGCGCTGTATATAATTGTCGCTGTAGGTGGCTACAAGCTGAGAGCCATTGGCGTCAGACACCACGTGGAACCAGTCAGCCGTACCAGCAGGTACTGCTTTTTGCGTCATAACTGCGCCGTTCCAGTACCAGTAGTGAGTCGGGTTTCCGGGGTCGTTGGCGCTCACATACAAACTACCATCGTACACGACCATGTTGTTCGTAGTGCCACCACCAGGGACAGTCCAGTCTAGGTTCCAGGCGGCTCCTGTCCAGTGGTACAACTTCGTAATCGTCAGTACGTATATGTCGTCGTTGTACAGGATGAATTGCCTGGGGTTATCGCCCGTACTGGACATAGTTGTGACGTCGGGTCCGTGCAGGACCTTGCCGCGCACAGATGTATCTATGGCGTATCCGTCCTGATAGCGAGCACGGGCGGCCTTGTGGGTGAGTTCAGGATCGAACTCCTCCAGGCCGTGTCCCCACTGCCAGTCTGTCATATCGAACGTCAGCTTCTCGAACGGGTTTAGGCCGAGTGCAGTCTGCGCTCTAGTGGCGACGCGGGGGGAAGGTGGCCTCTCCTCAATAGTAAGGGCCCTCCTCCCGGCCTCGTCCACTGTCAGCAGGTCGAACGCTTGGCTAGTCGTGTTGTTCGTAAACTTGATGCCGCCGAAGTGGTTAGCCATTGCTCCCCCCGTTTACGTCCTATACCATGAGATGTCGTACTGTGGGTTCCTGAACCCGGAGAACCGTTGTGTGGCCGGGTAGCCCACAGGAGCGAACTTCATAAGTCGCTCGTTATAGTGGCCAGATGCGATGCCGAATCGGCGCTCGAACTCCTCCCTGAACGCGGGGAAGTCTGCAGCACCGCGTTGGCACCACAGCATGCCTGCGCGAGCAGCCACTATAAGTTCTTCCCCATCCGAGAGATCGGTAACGGCCATGGGGACGTGGCCAAACAGCCTGAGAGTCTTGCTGCCGGAGATTTCAGAGCGCAGCTTGAGGTAGGGTTTGGTGTCACTCTCCTTATATGTGACTTCCCAATCGAGTAGTTCGAGGCTATCTTCTGTCTCGCTGCTGCTCACAAGGTGGACCTGGCGCGGCCAGTTGTTTATCCATGAATGGGAGGATATATCATAGTGAAGTTGATCGGTGACCGTGGTGATCTCCTTGACTTCCTTCTTGAACAGAATGCCGGAGTTCAGCAACGTCAGTGCTTCGGTGATCATATCATCGCAGTCTGCGCCGGAGTAGAACCTGTGCACCTCGTATGGCTGGGCGCTGTCCACCTGTGCGGAGAAGGCGCGGAACACTAGCAGCTCACCTGTCTGGTGACTGAGCATCTGTATCCGACGTTCCTCATCTGAGCCGGAGCCAGTAACACCGCTCGGGAGCAGCAGGAAGCTGCGCTCCTTGAGAAACTCGTTTGGCCGCTCGTCGAGTAGCTTGGAGTCTTTGATGGAGTGTCCGTTAGCGTCACCGTTAGAGGTGAGTGTACTGTACCAGTAGTCACCCACATCGCGCTTCATTTGTCTGCGTGCTGAATCTGCTGTAGCCATTAGGCTCCTTCCGTGTCCCTGCGAGAGGGCTGCTTTGTCTGACTCTCATCGGGGATCATGGCGTTCTGGAACTCAGCGTCTACCCAGGCTGCAGGTGGAGTGGGTATGTTCGCAAGACGCTCTTGAACGCGCACCTTCAAACGATCAGCCAGCACAGTCAAGCGGTCAGCGTCACGTCTTGGTTGACCCAGGGCGCCACCCTCAAGAAGCTCCAAACCTGCTAGAGCGGAAGCAACATACAACTGTGCAGTGGACATACTGCCTGATGCTACAGCCTTGAGTCCGACAACGCGGAGCTTCCACCCGGTCGGGGGGAGAGGTCCAGTGACGTGAATCTTCGTGCCGTGCCAGTACCAGTCGGTATATGGAATCGCAGACTCGGTATCTCCGGGCGGCACAAGGTAGGCCTGTAGAGGCATGTTGTTGTGCCATCCGTATGCCGTGAGATCGTAGTCCATCTGATTGCCCACGATGGTTATGTCCTGTGGGTCAACATCGTGTATGAGGTCTACTCGAGACGAGCGGACTTGATCTATCGCAGCTTCCTTCTCGGCAGCCGAGAACAGATGGTTGACCTCGTAGGTGACACTTATGGCGATCTGGCCTGTATAGTTGGCGCGCATTGTGACAGTGCCAGCCGATTTACTGGCAGCGTAGCGCTCCTCACCATCGTATGTTCCTGATGTGATCAGAATGGTAGTGAAGTATTTCCGCACGAAGCCATCATCGTCATAGTTGCCGAGAGCTGTGTCTGTGACGGTGGACCCGTCTCCGGCCCCGGCAGCCGTGGTCGTGCCAGCTAGATAGTCTAGCAGGTCCTTGCTTACTTGCTGTCGTTCTGCGTCGCTTGCCATCTTACCAGTTCCCGTTCCACCGCGCTCGTACCTGCACACGCCAGTCAACCGCATTGGGTGTGACTTCGGCCAAGTCGAGTGTGGTTACGTTAGTTTGGTTCTGTTGTACGAGGCGGCCACTCTCAGAAGTCATAGCCCCCGATGGGAAGTCTACACCTAGCTGGAAGAATCCGTCTACTACAGCAGCACCACGTCGATGAATGAAATGAATGCGGAGTATTTGTCCCTCGGCAGCCGCACCAGCGGCATTACCGAATGTCCATTGGTTTTGCGCGGCCTGACTTATTCCCGTAACCGTGGGAGTTTCATCAACCCGCACCGACTGTAGGTCATAGTTGGCGCCAACATCAGAGTTGATCTGGAGTTCAATCTGTGCGGCATTAGCCGCGTCCATTACCTCTACGGTAATATCCAGCTCGTCCCAGGTCCCGGCTGTCCCAGGTATGGTTACAGTTGTGGAGCCTACGTTGGTGTCCTGCTCGTCAACGACTGTCAACCACTCACCAGTGTTGGGGCGGCTCATTACCAGCGGCGAGACATATATGTGCCTCTGTGCAGCGATCGTACCTCGTGCGTGAAATATCCTTTGGCAGTTGGTTGCGGCTACGGGTAGGTTCGTGGTGTGCGTCGCTACCAGCACGCCATCGAGGTAGAACAGGCAGACGCCTGGGAGCCAGATGTACTTGCAGTGTAGCTTTGCGGACATGGCACCAGCCGCGCCTATAGCTGTGCGTGTGCGAGCAGCGCCGGAGCCGTTGACAGCATACATCTGGTTGCCGTTCTGCTCAAAGCCCACGTGGACTTGGTTGGTCGTGCCAAAGTAGTCGTTGGTGTTGCAGTAGCCGCCGAAGAAGGTGATCGTTCCCCCCGCGTTGGCGTCGCGCTTGATGTAGAATTCCATGGAGTGATAGGCCATATCGCCTATGTCGTTGACTGTCTCGTAGGCGTACTTGTCGTCGTTTATGAGGCGCACGTCGAAGTCTAGGTTGCCGGACTCCCACGTAATCGAGCCCGTACCTGGGGTGTCCTCGAACGTAAACCAGTTGCTACCGGGCCCCGACGTAGCAAAGTCTGCGGCATCATAACCGTCAACCTTGTCGGCGTCAAAGCCTATACCTGTGGCATCTATGTTGTGGGCGAGTTTGTCTACGGTTATCGCATCATCTGCGACCTTGGCTGTGGAGACGGAGCCATCAGCATGATCAATGACCCCGCCTCCATCTTCTTTGTTCGACAGCGTAGAGTGGTCTGTCCCGACCTCTGCTTTGTTGGTCGGTATGAACCAGCTTCGCCCAGGTGAGTGTGATGTCACCATGGGTTCACCTCTTACGCAGCGTGTGTGATGGCCCCACTGGCCGTAAGCAGCCCTGTCGGCAACACGCAGACAAGGTAGTTGGTCAGTGCGCCAGCTTCCTCAAGGTCGAGGTCAGCATCACCGTCAGACTCGGACACAAGCAGGCCAGCCACGTTGGCCGTCCACTCGATCAGAAGACCGTCGGTCCCGATGGATGTGCCCACCGATGGGGCAGTACCGATAGCATCTCCATTCGCATCAGCGGACAGGTAGCACAGCACGGCAGAACGTACTGCCATGTCAGAGCCAGCCGCATCTTTGAACTGCAGGGCCACGTTAATTACGTTGGCGGCCTCGGCGCCCACCACGAACGAAATCGAGGCGAGCTGTCCATCGGTAAGGTTGAGTTCAGCAACCGTAGCCGTAATCCCGTCAAGGGCGTTCAGCTCAGCGGCTGTCGACGTAACCTGGGTACTGCCAATATAGAAGGCAGTCACATCCAGATAGTCGATGACCTTGTTCTTGTTCGGGATGATGGCCTTTTCCCCGGTAACCGTACCGGGAGTAATGTCATAGAGTGATCGTGTTCCGTTAGGCATTCAGTTCCTCCTTACGCAGCATGCGTGATCGCGCCAGAGATAGTCAACGAGCCGTTCGGTAGAACGAGCACGAGGTAGTTAGTCAGCGCGCCAGCCTCTTCCAAGTTTACGTCGATGTCACCGTCGGCCTCGGATATTACGAGTCCGGCGACGTTGGCAGTCCACTCAATGAGCAAACCATCCGTGCCAATGGAAGTCCCCACAGAGGGGGCAGTACCGATTGTCATTCCAGCCGAGTCAGCGGCCAGATACCAAAGAAGGGCCGCAGCTTCCGTCATGTCTTTGCCGTCGATGTTCTTGAGTTGAACGGCTACGTTGATGATGTTTGCGGCCTCTGTCCCAACTGTGAAGGATGCTGAGTTGACTTTGTTGTCAAGGTAACCGAGCACCTTCGATTCGATAGGTCCCATTTCTTCTCCTTCCCGAGTTCAGGAGCGGGGGGAAGGCCTTGCTCCGTGGACTAGCCCTCGGACTACCGCACGACTTGGCTCTCCCCCCGCAGGATACTTATTCAGTTGTCTTAGGCGTCGACCTTCGCGTGTTCAGAACGCTCCAGCCACACCTGCACCGCGCCGAAGTTCACTCCCCCGCCACCGTCAGTCACGTTGAGGTTGACAGTGAGGGCAGTTGCGTCCGACTTGGTGGGCGGCAACGGGAGGATAAGCAGGAACGGGAACGTGGTGTTGTCGTCAATGTCGTCCGTATGCGTTACCTCGATCTTGTCGCCGGAGGTGGTGATCTTGGCAGTCACCTTGAGCGTGTCCCCGGTGCTTGCCTGCGGGACGAGGACGTAGACGCCCAAGTTTGCCACATGGGGACTACCCTTGGTCAGAGTCGCGGTGACGTTCTCGTCAATGGTGAGGTTACCGTCAGTCGAAGCCCTGAGCATGGTAGTCGTGGATGCATCTCTAGGTCCGGGCATGTCTACTCCTTTCTATGAGCCTATCGCTTGCACGCCATAGAGGCGCCCAGCGGCTCGAGAATCCCACAGTGCCAGTCCTACTGGCCACTCGAAGACGACGCGGTGGGTAACGCCATCGTCAGTTATGTCGTCGAACAAGCGCTTCGGAGCGTGCATCTGGATACCAGTTACGGCCTTCTCGCTCAGCACTACAGGGTAGTAGCTGGTCTCGTTGGTCCCGGTTCCTTCCGCAGCACCTATGATCGCTGTCGACTGGTCGCCCTTGGTGCCCATATACATGAGCGGTATGCCCTTATAGGAGTCAACAGCGCGGTCAAAGGCGTCGCGCGTGACGTCCAACAGGCCCTCGCGTCGGGCTACGCGAATCAGGTTCCAGAGTCCCTCTTTCGAGGTGCAGATCACATCGGCGGTCTGGCCGCGCAGGTTCCACAGGCACTCGTCGAGCTTGTCGAGGAATGTCTGGCGGTTAGCGCTTGAGGCCGCGACGTTCAGGGGAGACCCGGCGTCTATATAGGCAGGGTTGGCCGAAGTCAACCGTGTCTTCAATCCGTCGAATCCCTTGGGGTCCGTGGTTCGGTCACCATTGATGAAATACTGGTGGAAGGTGAACATGAACCGTTTGGCTTGCAGGACTAGGTTCTGTGCATACGCATCTATCTCGCGCTGGCCGGGGAGTTTCAGGGCGCGGTCAATGTCGATCTTGCCCCCCAAGAGGTAGATACCTTCCTGAGCCTCTTGGAAGGAATCGGACGTCTCGCTATAGGACTCGCCTATATCCCTGAAGGTCGCATCGGTTACGCTTGTGTTCTTCCACGTCTTGAGCCAGAAGCTGTCGACGTCCATGAACGGCATGCGCTGCATGAGCTGGGACTGTATGGCCCAGTCGAGGATTATCCCCGCTATGACCTTGTCCTTCATGCCCTTTGAAGCAGTTATCAGGTCCATCCGTTAATTCCTTTCGTGGTTTACTGGTCCATCCCTCGGATAGGCGTCCACTTCTGACTCTTGATGATGTCTTCGGGACGCATCTTCGTGATGTCCGTTTCATTACCAGCACTGCGACTCATATCAACGGGAGGAGCCTTATCCCCTTCGTCATCGTCCCCAGTTGAGTCGTCCTTATCTCCAGTCTGGCCGGACTGGTCCGCAGGTGGAGTGGCCGCTCCCCCTTTGGCTTGGGCGACTACGGACTTGGCGAAGTTAGGCAGGTCGTTCCAATCGACTTTGTCGGGGTCTATCCCGACTTCTCGTAGAGCCGAGGCGATCTGTTCTTTGGCTACTGCAGCTTGGTCACTCGAGTCAGTAGGAGCCTGAGAAGGTGTTTGGGAGGGCGTCACCGCCGGAGCGTTCTGCCTCTCCAACACTCGCTTCAGAAGGTATTCCTGCCGTTCCTCTGAGGACATGCCTGTCAGGAGCCGCTGCTCAAAATCATCTCGCTCCCGCCGAAGGCGTTCAGTCTCGGTTTCCGCATCCTTCTTCACCTGTGCGACTTGACGGTCAGCTTGACTTTGGAATTTGTTCCAAACGTCTGTCGCCCCAGCCTTTGCGGCTGCCGCTACCAACTCCTTCATCTGGTCTTCAGTGTAGGTCTTTCCTACAGTATTCTGTTGTCCTTGCCCATCCTTGGGCGTCTCATCGGGCGTTCCACCTGGGGCCTGACCATCACGCGGTTCTGCGTTTGTAGTCATGTCGATGACCTCCGATGGTTTCTACTGTTATTGTAATCGGTTTCTATACCGTTTGTCACCGTAGCTTCATAATCCCAGCTTGCCGGGTAGGAATGGAGCCGGGGCTAGCTATGAATAGCTGGTACACACGCTCCATCTCGGGGTCGCTGTGCCGCATGCGGAGCCTTGTGTTACGGACAACGGCCTCTGCCACGGAAAGTTGAGAGTGCATGCTCAAAATCTGCCGTGCCTGCTGCTCAAGGTACGCCTTCTGATTCGGGTCGACTTCCTTCTGTGCCTGGTTCTTGATGCGTCTATACATCTTGTAGGCATCCCCGAGCATCGGATCAAGAGCGCTCATCTGCTCATGGACTTGGTCCCTGATACCATAGTACATTCGCCTGTAGGGCTCAGCCAGAGTGAGAGCACGCTCCAACGGTGTTTCCGTCTTGCGTAGCTCTGACTCGACGATGCTCCTGATAGGCTCTGGATAGTTTTCGAGGATTTGGTTGCGTGTGTCGTAGAACGCATTCCAATCGGTATCTCCAGTGTCCGGGTTCTCATAGTCCTCCACCTTGATCGCGTAGTACATCTCGAGCGCTTCGTCGACAGGAGACAGCATTGGGGATGGCTTGCCGTACCGCTCTGCATACTTCACGCGATCTTCATAGGTTATCGGCACATCCTTGTACTCAGGTAGAGAATGTATGCGGTCGAACAGGGTTGCCCGTTGGCGCCGAAGCGTGCTGAGTTCGTCAATGGCCATGCTGCCGGATATGATGCCACGCTCCCACCAGTCAGACAGCTTACTCACCTCTGCCTTGTAACGGTCCCGCTCAGTCTCCATTGCGTTCCAGAACGAGTCCTGCGCCTTGAGAGCCTTCTGCTCCTCAATCGGCTTGAGCGAGATCGTGCTGTTGTACCAGTGATCGTAGTTCTGTAGGCGATCACGAATAGCCGCGCGCTGTGGGCCAGATGTGGCGATCATCTCATATGGAGACATACCCAGCTTGCGAAGTTCTTCCTGCATCTTCTGGTCGATGCCGAGGACTTCCTCGATGACTTCGCTTGAGGCCTGTTTGAACTCCTCCTTCTCGGTCGGCCTGTAGCGCACTGTGGACGCCTGGTTGTTGACTATCAGTCGCCACGCAGCCTCGCGCTCAGCGTTCCTCAATATAGTCTGCGCTCCCTCATCCCCCCGCTCTGCAAGTCCACGCACTGTGGCAGCACTCTTACCGTACTTGTCGGCGATCACGAGATCGGTATACATGTTCGTGAAGCGCGAATCAAAGGCAAGGCTGTGTAGCGGCTCGGGAATGCTCCCGGTAGCTGCCGTTATGCCGTGCAACGCCAAGCTGATAGGCGGGGGGATCATGGAGGCTGGCTCACCCATGGCGGCGCTCTGAACGCCGGATATGAGCGGCGAGAAGTAGAAACCCCCGCGACCCAGCCAATCGGTGAATTGCTCCCAGCCTCCGCGATACCCCTCATGAAGTTCAGGGAAGTCTCGCACACCTATACGTCTAAGGGAGCCCATGGCAGTCCCCTTGGCGGGATTAAACTCGAAACCAGCCCACGTCGGATTGTAGCCATAATCCCAGTCCAGCGACAGTTGCACACCATATTTCGCCAGGATAGGGCGTTTTGCAGCAATCCGGGCAATACGAGGCCAGCGACGAGATTCGTACATCCAGAACGGCATAAACCGTTGCATTATGAAGTCGCCAACTGTGCGGTTGTCATAGTCGACGAACATCTTGTTGTACTCGTCGGCAGTTATCTTTGAGGCATTGAGCCGTGCTTCTCTAGCTTTGGACTTGAAGTCGGTCATGCCGTCGAGTTGATTTGCCACGCGGTCGATATATCCGTTCATCGTGCCTATGGCATCTTCACCTATGGGCGGGTTGTCCACAACATCTATCATGCCTGTGATAGCCTGGTTGACGCCTTCCATCTGCTCGTCAATGATCGAGTTGTACTGCTTGAGCGGTTCCGGCATAGTGGCCAGTATGTCTTGATCGGTAAGCTGCACTGTGCTAGTGCGCTCCAAAAGCTCCTCACCCTGTTCTGTGATTTCTGTGCGCCAGCGACCGTTGCGAAGCTGCTTCACGAACTTGAGATGGCCACCTTCAACAAGCTCCACCAGGGCCCCGGTGGGCATAACGTCTCCTACCTGAGCATCCCGTAGAGTCTGCAGGTGGCGCGGTGAAAGCTGGTCGATGTTGGAGCGCTGAGCGACCTGCGAGTATAGATGCTCGAACGCTTCGACCTGGGCAGCGTCGTCTTCTGGCAGTGCGGCCAGGAACTCCTGCACCTTGGGAGAGTCCATAGTTTCAAGCTGAGACACCATTTCATCAACAGTGCGTGGTAGGTTGCCGCTATTGAAAGTCAACACCTCGTCGGCTGCCCCGGCTATGTGTCGGCGCGTGACGCCAGTGATCTTCTCAAACTCGGAGAGAGCTTCGCCCTTCTCTATTCCACGAGAGAACTTGTTACGTTCTGCGGTAGCTTTGCGTAGCTCTGCACGTATTGCGCGCTGCTCGTTGGGGCCGATAGCATTTGCGAGTCTGGCCTCTGCGTCTGAGACAGCCACGTTTAGTTCGTCCCACTTACCCTTAGCATACTGGGGAATCAAGTCCTCGAATGCCTGGGCACGCTGATTGGTGAAGTTGTCCAGCTCATCTATAAGCTGAGACAGCACCATAGGATGCAGCTCGCGCTGTTCGGCGTCTGCTATGTCTGCTTTGATCTGACGTATGGAACGGTCTGCGTCGCGGAGAGCCTTCGGACGGAGAGGCTCCCGAGCGAACGAGTAGTTGGCAAGTCGCTCCTCGATCTCGTCTATGTGTTTCTTCGAGATCACGAGTTCGTTGTCTATGAAATTCAGGCGACTCTGTATACGCTCGACAGAGGCATCGCTGGCGATTACCAGCCGATTCTGTAGCTGGTCCCTCATTGCGAGCAGCTTGTCCTGCTTCTGAGAGGCATCGCCGAGAGCAGACTCCAGGCCAGCCTTCATGAACTGCCTGTCCTTCGGACCGAGTTCGCGTGGAAGCGCGTCGAATATCTGTACCCAACCTTCTCGTGCCCGGTTAGCGTACATACTCCGAAGCTCCATCTCGCTCTCCCACAACTCCTCACCCAATGATTCGACTTCGAGCCAGAATGAGGAAGTGCGTTCCTCCGGCGGTGTACTGGAGAACAGCGCACGACGCTGGGCCCTGTGCTGCTGCCACGTATCCTGCAGGTTCTTGCTCAGGGCGTCGTAGTTGTCAAATATCTGGTCGATCGACTGCTTCATAGCTGACTGCTGTGCGGGGGGAAGTTGCTGGGCGAGCAGTCTCTCGAGGTCCGGCTTAGTGCGTGTGAGCGCGTCCTGATACATCTTGCGCACGGCGCCCAGGTCCTCGTCGATGGTCTTCATCGCGTCGGTCCAGATGCGCTCCTTCTCGAGCGGACTCTTGTTCTTGGCTAGCTGTCGGGCGTGGGCGTTGAGTTCTCGCGGAACGTCAGCAAGTGTGTCATTGGCGGCCTGGAGCATGCGGAGAACTCCAGCAGCTTCAGACGGTGTTCGAGGACTTCGTTTGCCCAGCGCGTCCACAAAGTCTCCGAGGCGCGCCTTAATACCGACTGTAGTGAACTTGTGCCAGTCAAGCATGTGTTCTCTGAGTTCATTTGCTGTGGCCTCCATGTTCTCTCTTGTGATTCCACCCTCGCGCCATATACGCTTGAGGAACGTGCGGCGCACGTCAGTGGGCATCTCGGGAAATTGCTCGAGTACATCAACCTGAGCGCGCTGAATGTAGCGCTTCGAGCTGACCATGCCCTTGATGCCACGAATCGCATCAGCGTCCCCCCGCGAGGCGACCATCCAGATTTTCTCTGAGAGATCCTCGAAGATGGCTCCGGCTTCCTCTGGAAACTCCGTCTCAATGAATTGCTTGAGGCCCTTGAGATCGGACTGCTTGACGCCTAGCTGATCTAGTTGCTTGGCGAATTCCTTCTGGAAGCGTCTGAGGTATGCTTGTCGGCGCACACCCTTACCTACTCGGGACGAGGCCCGAACGAATTGGCCGCCGAGTGCGTCGACGATCTTCTGCAGGGGTGTTGAGCGATTGGCCTTGTACACGCCAGTCATGACGTCCAGCATGTTGTTGACCTGATCTTCTAGGTGGTGTAGGTGCTGCGGAGTCTCCGGCAGATCTCCTACTGCCAAACGCCACATGTCGTCAGCAACGCCTCTACCGCGCTTGAGACCGCCCATGCCCAGGACGCCGAAGCCGACATCCTCTATGATGTTCATGGGGGCAAAGCCTGTGAACGCCAGGTGGGCAAGGGCCCACGGACGGACAAGCTGTGGCTCTATCTTGCGGAGATACACATTATCCCACGCCTTCGTGACGAATTCGTCGACTCCGTTGGCTATCCATTGGGCGCGGTCTTGATCGAGACGCAGACCCTCGAAGAAGCCCTGTATCTTCTCGCGCCGCTGAGCCTTAACACCCTTCTCAACGACTTCGCCGGATATGCGGGTCCCGCCTTTGAGAATGGCCTGCCGATCTATGTCGGCTGCCAGTCCGGCAAGGTACGCGGATGCTTCCTCGGGAGTCATACCCATGACGTTCTTCTCGATCGTCTCGAAGCGCTTGCCATAGAATTCATCCAACTTATTCCAGATAGAACGGAAGCTGAATGACCCCGTGTCGTCAGGCCAGTTGGTCCTGTTGCTGAGCGCTTCTACCGTATCGGCGGGTGTGCCGCCTACGATCTTCTCGCCGAAGAAGTCGTTCGTGGTCGCGTAGATGCGGCGCCAGGTATCCTTCACTTTAGCAGTGTGGTGTGGTTCAGCTAGCAGGCCAGTGAGCCGCTTGACACCGGGTGTGGCCGTGAACGCTTTGCCTGTGCCCTTGAGCGCCATCTCCACGGCTTTGTCGGGTGTGCGGTCGAGTATATGCAGAGGAAGTAGTATGGGTTTGAGCGCCTTCGGTGCCTTCGACATGAGTTTGCCGGGGACGCCAAGGCCTACGAGGTTGAGCGGGTCAACCACGAGTTCCATGAAGCCCTTCACTCCCCAGGGAGTGTCCTGCTTATAGTAGGCTTCCTTCGCAGCTTCCATCCAGTTGAGTATGCCGCGTTGTTTCTCCTCACCGTACTTCTCCCGCAGGGAAGCCTGTGCTTCCTTCATGCGTCGCTCAAAGTCCTGCTCGCCTGGAGCCAGCTTGAACGCGCCAGCGAAGATGGAGCCTATGAGAGGATCGCCCACATTCTTCTGATACTTCTCAACGGCGGTGAGTATGTTTGCTCCCCAGCGCTTGTACCACGGCGCCTGCCCCTTCATTTCCTCGAATTTGGAAGCGGACTCCGCGCTAGTGAGCGGGGGGATAACTGGTGTCTTGAAAAGGCGGGACGACCAGTCCTCGCCTGATATTGTGTCTGCCTCACGAAGTAGTGCGTGCGCGGCCTGGGGACCGTCATGGGCAAGCAGGTAGTCTGCCAGCCAGTCCTTTACGCCGTCACGATCAGTCTGGTCCTCAATTCCACCGTAGATTTTGAGGACGTTCTCAATACGAGGGTCAGCCATCGCTACCTCCCGATAGTTACTTTGGGCTGAGTGGTGCCTTTGAACTGGAGGTCTTCAGCCTGTTGCAAGAGCTGGTTCACATCGAACCCGAACACATCAGACAGGCCTTGGAATACGCCCATCATCATCGGGTCCTTCTGTAGTCCGGCAACTTGTCCTGGCGCTATCTGAGTAAGAGGGGCAGCACCTACTCCGGCGAGTGGTACATCTGCAGTGCCGAAGATACCCTGCAGTGCCTGGGGCACGTTGACTCCCGGCACGTACTCCTCCCCCCGTGTACGAGCGGCACCAGCCGCCACGTTGATGAGGGAGCGTGGTGAACCGAGCGCGGATAGGAGAGACAGCTTTGTCTGGAGCGCCTGTAGTTCGTCGGCTGCAGTAGAGCGTTCGCGCGCCATCTGCTCAAGTTGTGGAACGCGGACTGAGCCTGTTGGGGCCCATCCTATGATGTTGCCCATTACGTCCATTTGAGGCTCCATCCTTACGAGAGCTGTCGTGGTTATGGGCTGTCCGTTCTCGTCGTATCCGATGACGTAGTCGGGCACTTCCTGCTCGAACACATCGAACATGGTGCTCGCCACGTTTCCAGTTTGTGGTTGTTCAGTGATAGTTCCGGCGGCCATTGCACGCTGTAGCTGCTCGTATATGTCTCCTGATTGAGTTATTGGAGCCACTTGGTCTCCTGTCTGAGTAGGCGTGGGAGTTGGTTGCCCGACAGGTCTCGGAGGTACAGCGCCAGTGATCTGTTGCGGCACGGCAAGTGCTCCCTGTCCGGCTGCACCAGTAGGCGGCTGGACTGGCTGTGGAGGACCACCAACAGGAGTCATAGGTCCGCGCATAGGTCCATAGTCCATGCCCTGCGCCATGACTTGCAGTGTGGATGGGTCCTGTGCCTGCATGGGCGGCATGCTTCCGGCCACAGTTGTACCTACGCCTGCGCCTGCGCCGAGCAGTCCAGCAAGACCGAGTATCTTAGTCAAGTTGCCGAGAGAACCTACGCCACCAACACCTGCTGTAGGCATCTGGTAGCTCTCGCCACTCGGCAGAGTCATACTTACGCCACCCCCTGGTCCCATAGCGAACGGAGCGCGCTGTGGTACTGGCCCGGTTATTGGCGTTGGGGTTGCGGTAGGTCCTCGTCCAGAGGGCGTGGCTCCATTAGGAAGTGGTGCAGGTTGTGGCGTGGAAGTGACAGAACGCCCCTGGGCAACTGAGGCCATTCGGGCCTGAACTTCCGCGTCTGACAGGCCTTTCGCCCGTTTAATCTTGGCGATCTCTTTGACCATTGTGGCATTGCTGATCACCCCGTTGTCTCTGAGGAAAACCCATTCCTCTATTGTCCGGCCTTCACGGCCTATTCCCATAGTCATATTAGTCCTCCGCTAGGGCAAACTCCTTCTCAGCCATGATCTTGCAAACCTTGCAGGGCTTTTCCTCACCGTCGTCATGGCCGAACGCTTCCTGAACCTGTACGATCTGCTCGACGGTCAGATTACTGTACTGCTGCCTGAACCGCCGCAGGATAATGTCGTCTTGATCTGAGGACATCATATCCACCAGATAGTCAACAGCCGAGTTGATGACGTCTACCATCTGATCGGTAACGCCCTCGAGAAGCTCCTTATCTGCCACCTAGCATCTCCCTTCCCGGCAGGAGCATCTGGTCCCGGTCTACGGCCTGGGCCTGCCTGTTGGTGTCCTCTGTCTGCTTAGCGGGGGGAGCTTGACCTGTTCCCCCCGTGGGTAGCATCTGTGCGATCTGCTCTTGGAGGGCCATCTTGTCCTGCAGCTTGTTAGAAGCAAGGGCGACCACTATCTGGAGGATACCCTCGGACAGGAGAGCCCGGTTACCGAGTATGCGCCCGAGTTCCTCGGTTGGGTCAACGTCGGGCTGGCCGTTCTTGATGGCCGTCTCTGCTGACATAATTCCAGAGCCTACCATGGCAGCGTAGTTCTGTTGTTTGCGTATCTCGTCCTCTGGCTCCTGCACGTTGATCTTGACGTCAACTGCATGGTGGCCTCGGAAGGTGGATTTGCTGACTGGCTTGAACTCATCGCGCCGAGCGCCAGCATCCACGTTAACGGGATTGCGTACCGCGTTCTCCATGTACATAGCGGACTTCTTGCAAATGAGCGTGAGCAGCTTGGACCCAGCTTCGGCAAAGCTGTTGTACATCAGCTTGGCTTCGGCAAGGGTGAGCTGGTGCTGGTAGCCAGTGCGCGTGCCGGGTTCTCGCTGGCCACGGACTACGCGCGGTGCGGTGGCTGCACTGATGATTGCGCTGGCGACTGAGAGGTGCTGGTAGACTTGGTCCGGCACGAGTTGTGGCGCCAGGTCGTTAACCTTTGTTCCAGGCGGGATGGGTATGATCTGGCCATACTCGTACTCTATAGGATGCATCTCGTTGGCGCGCTCGCCCTCTACTGTGCGGACTGGCCACGCGCCCATCACGTTTACTATGTCGGCGATGGAGTAGTTACGGGACTCAGACTCAAGGACCCTCTTAACGTGGCGCATCAGGCCTACGAAGCGTTTATCAAGAGCATGGTCCTTGGCTTCGTTGCCGAGGCCTGAAGCCATGAATACGTATGGATGCGCGCCCCAACCGTGCTTGTGCATGCCGACTTCCATGGCCGGGTCACCTTCTATGTCGACACCCATGTATTCCTTGTCCCAGTATTCGAGTACCTCCACTTGGTCGAATGGCTTGCGACTCTTGGGGTTGCCCCACTCTGGATAGTTGCGGTTGAGTTCGTAGACGTACTTCTTGGAGCACTGGATGACCCACTCAGGCTGATCGTGGAACGGGTCGAAGTAGACTTCAGAGGGGTGAAGTACCTGAATGCTGAACGGCATGGTTTCCGTTTTGTAGTAGTTATAGTCGGTGATGGCCGCCTTGTACTCGTCTTCGGACTTGAACTCATTCCTGCGCGGCTTGCGCGGGTTCTGCTTCTTGTCATAGACGAACTTGGCTATGCAGATACCGTAGAGCACGACGTGCTTCATGAGTTCGCGGTAGGGGGAGACGAGGCCCTGGTTCTCGAGGTAGTTGAGCAGGGCTTCGTAGAAGCGCCGGAGAAGCTGAGCTTGCTCCGTGCCGCGCTTCGTAGGCGTGCGCCGAGGGACCTCCACGCGGCGGTGGTAGGTGGATATGTGGTTTACGGCTGTCTCGACTATCTCACGGGCTGTTGGGAGAACAATACCTCGATTTTTGAACTTGGCTGGTAGTTTGAGTTCGTCCGCAAATTCAAGCTCGAAGTATGATTCGTCCTCAGACAGCTTTTCGTGGAGTTGAGTGAACATTCCAGAGACGCTGTTCCTAGCCTCGGAGATGTTCTCAAATGTTAGGACTGCCATTGATCATAGCCTCCCGCAGAGAAGTAGGCTCAAGGCCAGAAAGAGACGCCCACCACTCGAAATCTTTGCTGTCGAGCCACTCACTGGCCCATCTTTGGTTCGCATCTGATTCTATCTTAGCACGTTCTTGATACGAAAGTCTCCTGTGATCCTCACCAAAACGGTATCTATAGGGTAGTTCGTCCGTTATGCAGCCTTTTTGATGCAAGTCCTCAAGAGCGCACTTAAAAACTGCGGCTACAAGGTCGTAGTATGGGTCACCTGTTGACCGGGCTAGCATCCCTTTCCTTCTTTCTGGCCATCTTACCCGCGCCTCTGCAGCGTGGGCACACGGTCTTGTGGTTCTCTATGTATGGATGCTCAGCGGGGATGAGGCCTCCTTCGCAGTCTTCCTCCGGGCATACGATGATCTCCCACAATTTGTATGGGTCACGCATGCGCCAGTCAATGACGCTCATTGTGACGAGAGGTCGTTCCGGGCCGCCATCTATATAGCTGTATGGCTTGCCCTCGAATGGGACGTGAGCTTCGATCGTCTGGAACCATGTAATGGCGAGGGACATAACCTCGTCGTCCCCGACGCCCTGGCCCTCGAATCTGTTCTTCTCCTCAATGTAGCCGAAGCCCAACATCTCGTCGAGAGTTTCTTGAGAGTGCACCTTCAAAGAACCAGTGCGAGTGGCGATCTCTAGGTGTCCGAGTATTAGGTCCCTATTCGTGGGCCCGGTGTGCCAGCCTATCTGGCGCTTTGTGCGGTGGTAGATTCGGTGGAGTGGATACTTGTTCTTCTTGAAGTGATTGAGGACGACCAGACCTTGAGGCTGGACTTCGCAAGCCACAAATGGGTAGTCGTATGCTTCTAGGACGGTGATAGCATGCTCAGCGAATTCGTCAAGAGGGATGCGGGTCCCGATTCTAGCTGCCTGAAAGCAATTGGATGGGTCAGTAACATCAATGATTTGCATACAAGTTTGGTCTCGTCCTTCGATTCCAAAAGCCGGGTCAATACCCGCAATATATCTATGTCCCTCTTGGTAGGAATGCCATACTTCTGCAATTCCGATATGGTGATCGGGTGGTCGAATTGGCATGTGTTCGAGTACAGACAGGTCGAACATGCAGGTTCCTGAAACGGTGAAGGCATCTTCCTCGTTCTCAGGGTATTCTTGCATAGCGAGGTAGTAGGGCATGTCGCGTTTCTGCTGCTCCCACCATGCTTTGTCACGTCCAGGCTTGACGTAGTAGGGAATGAAGATTGGCACATAGCTGGACCCTCCTTCCTTGGCCTTCGAGTAGATTTCATAGAATAGGTTCTGCTTGCCGTTGGCGGTGGACACACCCACCAGTTGACCACGCTCAGCAGTCGGGTACACACCCGAATAGAGAGCACGTGCGTCTGGATGGAATGCCCACTCGTCCATGATGATGATAGAGCCTGTGTAGGAACGACCACTGCCGCCGGACGAAGGGAACGAGCGAATAGCGGAATCCATAGTTGGGAAGGTGAGTATGCTGCTGGTGTCGGAGCCCAGGGGGAGTTGGAGCCAGCTTGGAAGGTTGCGCCAGATGATCTTGACGCGGTTCACGAGTTCCTGCGCTTCGTCGTCACGGCGGGAAAAGCAAAGGACGTTGGCGCCGGGTTTGAACAAGGCGTTCCACAGTGCATAGGCGCAGAGGAGCCACGAGACTCCTATCTGACGGGCTTTGAGGATGCATATGCGACGTTCGGTGAGAAGGAGATGGAGCATCTGGTCGAGGTGCTTCCACCGTTGAAAGCGTACAATGCCCCCACCATCCTGCTCTGAGGCAAGGATGTAGACATAGTTCCAGATGAAGTAACCCGGTCCTGTTACCGGGTCAGCACACTTGGAGTATTCAGCGCTAAGAGCTGTCTGCTGCAATATCGCCCCCGAGTACCCGGACTCCGTTCTCGTTGACCGGGACCTCTACGATTCTTTCCTCATCAGGGGCTTCAATTTGTCCTTGTCGCTCGACGCCCATACGGAACGCCTTGGCGAGATCAGCAGCCGTTTGGGCCGCAGTTCCCCCCGCCTCTAGCTGTGGTGCACGGCCTACCGCTTGGTCGAGTAGGTATTTTGCAGCGTTGAATCGTATGTGGTCACTATCAGACTGCAAAAGGCCGACCATAACACGCAGTGCATCGCCGAAGTGCTTGTTGATCCTGCCTCTCCGCGAGGGTGGCGTAGGCTCTCTGAGGTCTACGTCGTGGTGATCTGATGGCGCAAGTTCTGTCGTCATACTATTATCATAACCGGGGTGACTATCTTTTGTCAACATGCTACACTAAAACTATGGTAATGCCTACTTGGACACAGACTATGAGTGAGGTCGATCGCACCTTCCGTAATGCGGGGGGAAGTCTAACTCACTTGCCGCCCTCGACGCCCCCGCAGAATCCGGCAATGCAGCCGACAGCGAGCGAAATGGATGCGCTCAGGCGTGTATTGCTGCGCAGAACTTTGAAAGGAGCAGCCAATATCCTCAGTCAAGGAGTTGGCTAGTGCCCCTTACCCCATTCAACCTAGAGCAGGAGCTGGAAATTGCGCTTGCTAAGGTTATCAAGACCATAACCAGCTCTGATGGCTGTGCTTGTGAGGGTACAGTTGTCTCCATTCGGGTCGAGGATGGAAAGCTGGTAGTTGAGTATGAGGACGGAGGAACCTGATGGCGCTAGTGACAATGGAGCTGGACCCTAACGCTACGGCGGGTCTTACAGATGGCCCCGAAGTAGTAGCCGCTCTGAAAGCCATGGCCGATGTGGACAGGGAAGTTGTGCTTACAGCCCCTGTGAGTGGCGAGTATCCTGTAGTCTACGTCCAGAGGAACGCGAGCGGGAAACTGGCTGCTGTGTACGACGATACGCCGATACCGTAGCCACTCCGTAATGGCCTAGTGCAATTGCGGACTAACGGGCTCCCTTCGGGGGGCCTGTTTTTTTGTGCAAAAAAATTATATGTGGATTTCTAGGGGAGGTAGGTACTTCTCCATATATACCGACATTTTATGACAGGGAGTTGGGCCTGAGTGTCAGATAAGGGGTTGGGAGTCCTGGGCGCGCGGCGGGTCCAATACCGGGGGTGTTATGTCAACCCCAGGGAGCGCATTATGTCAACATCGCAGCGCGTGCTGCGTAGCTGGCCGCCCTGTCCATCGCATAGCTAGCGCGCCGGGGGTCCATAGTTCGCGCGAACTAGAGCGCGCACGAATCCACTTCAACGCGGTACGCACCGCGCTTGTGTTCCACTTGATGCATGCTAGGCGCGCCGTGTTCCACTAGGCTAGCACGTGCTAGCTGTACGACCGAGCGCAATTGTGGCCGTTTCCGTCTGAAAATAGCCTTGAGCATACCATCCCTTCAAAGCTGTTGAGACCGTCGATATTGAGCATCTTGATCAAATCTTGACTGAATCTTTACCAAATCTTTATGTGCTCAGGCACGAATTGTTAAGTTTTCATGATTCCAGCTACGAATTAGCTACGAAAACGGCTATTGACAGCTACGAATTTATCCCTTATGCTATCAGCATGCCAAATTTGATAAGGCGGGTGACCATGATGAAAGTATCTAATGGCAATCACAAGGTAGGACGCGACACCTTGATACTCAACATCACATCAGCTAGGGATTGCGTATCTGCCAAGCTAGGGCTCTGCCAGCTATGTGACTCGTCGAAGTGCTACGCACTTAAAGCAGAGCGGATGTACCCCTCAGTCTTGCCTTATAGGCAAGCCCAAACCGAGCAGTGGGATAGCCTATCGGCTCAACAACTAGCGGCGGGATTGCTAGCTAAAGCTAGGGCCAAGCGCTCGAATCCAATCAAGTATGTCCGCTTGCAAGAGTCCGGCGACTTCCGAACGCAAGCAGACGTCGACAAGGCCGAAGCTATGGCGCGGTTGCTGAATGCCGAAGGCATTACGACCTACACCTACACTGCCAGACGTGACCTAGACTTCTCTCAGTGCGTAGCACTGGTGGTCAACGGGAGCGGTTTCATGGCCAGCAACGAATTCAAAGCTGTAGCTAGCTACAGTCCCAAGGCCATCAAGTGCAAAGGGGCATGCCTGAATTGCCAGCTTTGCAAGGTATCCCGCAATCTCACAATCGAAGTGGAAATGCACTAGCCGTAGGCTAGGAAATTGAGAATAGGAGTAACTACGATGAATTGGAACAGCTACATAGTCAAGGATTACGACAACACGGTTAAGGTTTCCGAGTGCTGCGATGCACCAGCAGGTAACGACGTAGTCGAGACCATCGCCGGAATGTTCGAGGGACGCTGCCCCAGGTGCCACGAAGTGGCAGAGTTCGACACCCTCAACAATTGGGCAGTCCGCGAGAGTTAGACTCCCTGCTACGGCGCTCCGCTCACGGGGGGAGCGTCGGACAGGCAGCCTAAACGAAAGGACAGCAGCTATGACAGACGAGAAGTATCAGGCCTTCCTACGCAGGTTCGACATTGAACTCTGCCCCAAGTGTGGATGCCTGATGGAACCCAACGATGTGACAGGCGTAGTAGAATGCCTAGAGTGCTTCCTCAGAGACGTAGACACCGACGAAGCTATAGGACTGATTGGGGGATAACATGAACAGACTGAACGAGATCAAGGTGGTGGTGGGCCATACCGAGCGAGCCATCCGCAAGCTGAACGAGATCGGGATAAACAGCCGACGCCTCAAGGCCGCTCACCTGCTCCTGCTCCGTGCAGGCAGCCAGCTAGATTGGGAAATGAGCAACATCAGAAGGGAGAACGAATCATGACCTACGCGAATGGACGGAAAGAGTGCATCAAGGCTCAACTCAAAGGGTGCAAGAGGGCGATCAAGATGCGGATGGAAGACCTGACCGACGCACAGACGGACTTTGAGGTAAAGGCCGCAGCCTTCAAGAGCCACGTCTCCGATTTCAACAGAGACCTGCTTGATAGGGCAGCCACCCGCCTACAGAGAACAGTGCATGCCTACAACGACACCTTCCAGCGCATCAAGGAGCTAGAGCGGGAACTCGAGCCCCCCACATTCGTGTTCGAGATTCGGGAGATCGGCCATCGCAAGCTGATACGTGAAGTCAAGGCCGAAACGCTCGAGAAGGCCCGAAAACTGCTCGATAACGGCCACTACGTGAGCCTGGACGAGGGCGAGTGGGAGCACAGTGATTGGGAAGTGGAGCCTCTACTCGACAGCTAGCCTTCCCATCGAGGGGCTGAGTCCGCTCAGCCTCTCCATTGGGCAGACTAACAGAAAGGAACAGATATGAGCATCTACAAGGACTACACATACGCTCGCAGACAGATCGCCTTCGCACGCTTCTGTGTGGCTGCTGCACGCTCGCACGACGACTACAGCTTGGCCGTGTACACCCTGCGTGATCTGGCATTCACCGAGGCTGCCGGACTCAAGGCGCTGGCCTGGTGCTACGCCGGACACTTCTCCACCTGCACCAAGCGTGAAGCTATCAACTTCATAGCTGAGTGTCAGCGCAGGTTCCCCAACGTGACCACATGCTGGCATTGCAACGGCACCACGCGCGTCAAGCACCCTGAGAAGCCTTGGGACATGCCCTGCACCGTCTGCACGAACGGCTACGTGCTCGAACAGTGCGCCTTCAACTACTGCGCAGGCATCAAGAACAGCTTCACCTGGGAACAAGACGCACGCTGCCGACTCGATCGCAAGCCATGCGGTGGTGTCTCTTGCGCCATGCGTCAGAAAGACATAGAGGACATACCCAATGACATACGTGACCATTAAATCCGACGAAGCCAAGCGCTGGCTCCCTGCTTTCCTCGCCCTGGACGAGTTTGCCGCCGACATGGGTATCGAGCAGTACCTAAGCTCCGACCAGGCGCAGGCTCTGACAGACCTGAAAGCTCGACTACAGCTAGCAGCGGAGGCCCTTGACAATTCTTGACCAAATCTTGATCAAATCTTGACATTTCTTGACCCGAATCTTTACTTTCAAGGCGTATAATGAAGACCCGACATGGGAAAGGAGATCAAAATGGGACGACTAGCGACAAACATACAGATGCACCTAGAGCAGGACACCGAGATGATCACCGATCTGAACCCCTGCGTGCACCCACACACCGATGGGATGGGCAATAAGCTGAACGAGGCCTACGTCAGCTTCCACATCGGTCCCCGGTTCCACGACATCACCATCTTCGCCCCCGTCTCGAAAGCGCGAGCCATCCTGGCTCAGGTACAGCAGGGCATCACCAAATGCATGGAGATGTACTACGACCGGGATTAGACTCCCTGACAGGTTTTGAGGGTTCACCTTCAAAGCCTGGACTGAGAGCCTAATGGAAAGGAGCATGATGGGGCACAAGTTGACAATCGAACTCGACCTGTCCAATGCTGAGATCAGGGAACTGATCACTGGCGATGACCCTGAATACCCTCCCTTCACCCACGTCGCTATGAACATCGCCTCTGACGTGACCCAGGCAGCTTGTGAGGGCAGGTTCGGCAAGCGCCTCCAAGGCTTTGCCCAGGGCCATGTGGAGATGCTCAACGCACAACTAGCCGAGATGGAACTCAGACTGATGGAGTACAGCCAATGAAACAGATCAGGGTCACACTCAAGCGGGACAACAACAAGGCGAACCAGGGCTACAAGCACTGCTACACGATCACCCGCATCGTAGGCGCTCTCGTCTTGCACACAGCGCGGGGGGAGTTCAGAGCCGGACAGCCGATCACGGAAGTCGACGCCGAAGCCCTGGTGAGCAAGTACGGCACCACAGTCACCAGCTAGAAAGGAGCACGAATGTACACGACGATTAACTTCAAGACCAAGAAGGCGCTCAAAGAGGCAGTCGCACAGGGAGATGTCGTAAGCGTCTTCCAGCCGGGGCCATTCGGCGGTGTGGAGATGCAGGATGGCACAGTCTACCTCGAGGGCCCACACTATCCCGAGCCCCATCGCTGGTACGCCCAGGCAGAACTCAAAGACGGAAAGGTGGTGAAAGTCAAATGAGAACTCCCTTTACCCTCGTGTTCATGTGCTTCGCAGTGTGTGGCATAGCTAGCGGTGTAGGGCCAGTGCATGGCTGGACGTGGGGACTGATCGCCGGAATAGCAGCCGCTCCAGTCGCAGCCCTGATCACCCTGTGGATAACCAAGTACGAACTCTTGCTTCGGGAAAGGAATAGGCGATGACCAAAGACACAGTGAACCTCAAGTCCCTGACCCCTCTACTCGCTGAACTCGAACGGGCAGCCAGGTGGGTGCCGGACGCGACGGGCATGGACTACCTCGAGCACCCGATCGTGTTCACCATCCAGACCAACGGCAGGCGCCCCTCAGTCCTGGGCCACTTCGCTTCCGAGCGGTGGGCCGACAAGGATGGCAACAAGGTGCACGAAATCTCCATAGCAGCCGAGCACCTGCACCGTGAGCCGATCGAGGTTATCGAGACGGTCATCCACGAACTCGTGCACGCCTGGAACGAGGAACTCGGAGTGCAGGACACCTCTCGAGGCAACCTGTACCACAACAAGCAGTTCAAAGAGGCTGCCGAGAGCGTGGGCCTGGTCGTGGTGAAGATGGCCACCCACGGATGGGCGGGTACGTCCCTCTCCGACTCGCTCCGCGCGAAGATCGAGGACGGTCTCGTGATCGACGAGAAGGTGTTCGAGCTGGCTCGTCAGGCGCTCCCAAAAGCACCGAAGAAGCCGCCTACAAAGCAGTATACATACCGCTGTCAGCCGTGCGGCTACTCCGTAAGATCGAAGAAAGCAGGCCTGAGTATTACCTGTGACGACTGCGGAGAGAAGCTGGAGATCAAGTCATGACGGACTGGCTCTTGCTCGGCGCCCACGCATACGAACCAACGTGCACTGAGTGCGGAAGGGAGATCACCCATGTTCAGCATGCTAAAGACGGACTGTGCGGATTCTGTAAGAGGCGTGAACTGGTGCGACTGGCATCTACTGCGGATAGGGTGGAATTTGTCACCCCAAAGATTGTCTATGAGGAGGGTCAATGATCTAATACTGCTCAGACTCGGTCCACTCGACATCTACATCGGTCGACAATACAACATGAAGGAGTACAACTAATGGACTACGGAATCACAATACAGGACGGCTCTGGAACCAGCACGCACGTGTCGCTGCGGATAGGCAATCGCTCCGGCGGGTTCATCGACAGCCTGATGTCCTACCTCGGCACCCTCAAGTTCACGCGCTCCCCACGCGACTCGAACGACTATGCCAGCCCAGGCCACCTCGCAACGAAGCTGGTCTACAACTTCGGCAACATGTACGACGATGGCGTGGTCGTGGTGTCCAAGCACACGAACATGGACTACACCCTCACCATCAAGCCAGCCAACTTCGATGGCCAGCACATGAGCGTGAAGGTTGAGAAGTACGGTAGCCAAATCTTCCAGGGCCACCCCCGCGACTTCTACGCCAAGCAGTTCGCTGGCACCGCCTTGTTCGTGCCCTCAGACTCACGCGCCAAGGAGCACGTCGTGACCTGCGACGCTGCTGGCCAGTGGCACTGCACCTGTGAAGATCACACCTACCGTGACCGAGAGTGCAAGCACATCGCCAAGGCCAAGAGCCGGGTAGGCATCTATTAGACTTCCTGCCACGGGGGGAGAGGCTATCTCCCCTCGCACAGGCAGCCTAATGGAAAGGAGAATTATGGAAACGATAAGGCTGACACTGACTCTGGACGAGGCCATCCTACTCGACGGTAAGGTGTCCGACCCCAAAGTACAGGCACAAATAGATTGGGCCAAGCAGGTCACAGCCGAGGGTAACGACATTGTCGCCAAGATCAAGGTGGTAGCCCTCACCACAGGAGCGCTCGACTTCTCGATATGCTCCTTCCAATTCTGTGAGTGCTGCGGCAGTGCTGGCTACTTCACCTATACTCGGGACACCCGCTACCACAACAAAGGCACGCCCAACCTGTCACGCCCGAAGAAGCACTACGGCTACCGCATCGGCGGCTACATGATCTGCCGCACGTGCTTCGGAAAGATAGAGGATGCCCTACGTACTCGACTTGAGGGCGTCAAGGCTGAACTCCCCCAGGCGCTCACCAGCAAGATGCCTGAGCACCTCAAGGAACTCGAGTACAAGTGCGAGAGCTGTGGCTGGGTAGGCTGGGAGTTCGAGATAGGCAAGCTCCCCGCTCTGTTCGGCGGCTACTACCGAGGCTTGTGCCCCAGTTGTGAGGCCAGGAACCTACCATTCGGCAAGCGCAACCTCAAGATGACCGGGAATTGGCGTGTAGTCCCGGCAGAAAGGAAATCATGATCACAAGAGAACAACTGGAACAGCTCCCCCCGAAGCTACTGGTACACCTGATGGTAGATGTGCTCGACCACGACCTTTCAGATATAGACTACCAGTTCAGGCAAACCCGCAGAAATCACAAGCAGATGACTACTGGTGAGGCTTGCTGGGACTGCCGTGAAATCGAGGGACGCATCGAGGGAACGTGGCCGGACACACCTGAGCCCAAGTACGCAGACTTCGAGGTCGTGGGCACCCTGGTCGGCTGCTTCGACGATCTGCTGAGCAACGTGCGAAGAATAGTCGAGGAACTCAACGCCTCGCGCTCCATCCGCACCGACCGTGCACAACGATTAGCCGAAAGTCTGACCAACATCAGCATCAAATTTGACAAACTGAGAGGTGACTAATGCCTAGTTTCCAGACCACGCCCCAGGGCTACGAGATAAGTCATCCCCTGCACATCTCAACCGAAGCTGTCCGGCGCTGCATCACCGAGGCCAGCAACAAGATCGACGCGATCAAGCGCCTGCGAGATACGTATGGGACAGGCCTGCGCGAGGCCAAGGAGATCGTCGAGCACCAAGTAGATCACTGCGTAGCGAACCGCATATTCTTGGCGCAATGGTGCACGCCCCGCTACGTGAAGTTCCTCATATCCGAGCGCATGCTCAGGCAGCTTGACGCCATGTCCCTCATACGCCTGATGTACTTTGTACACGTGACGCCTGTGAAGGCCACTACCCTCTCGGAAACACTGAACAGCATCTTCCAAGGTAACAGCGGTGTTGTTCAGGACATAGCCCTCAAGGACATCGAGCGCACCCTGCGGAAGTACCGGGAACTGGAGGACCAGTGATGATGTGGTTCGGGTGGATAATCGCCACCAAGGACATGCGTTACTTCCTGCAGTCAATAGGGGTAGACGTCTTCGGAGCCGAGGCCTATCCTACAGGCGCGCGCTTCTTCACCAACTCCTGGCTACTCGATGTGCGCATGTCCGAGGAAACCTTTGAGAGGCTGGACAACTATTGGGGCGTCCTTGTGTGGCACCTCCTTCACCTTCCAGCCGGGGGAGTACAGATATGATGTTCAGACCAGCTAACGCTGACGAAATGATGGCCATCATGCGCACCGAACTCACGAAGCTGTACATGCACCACTTCAAGCTGAACGTGGGTGAGGCCATCGTGCAACTCATCAAGCACCTACGCATGGACCTCGAGGCCATGGAAGTGTGGGAGATCACTACGCAGGCCAGCGTCCTGTTCCAGCAACAACACACCTACAAACACCTCGTGGTCGGGCCCGGTGAGGAGGCCTGCAAGCTGATGGCTCAGCAACTCACCAACGAAGAACTGGCTAAAATCTACAGTAACTTGGACGCCGTACAGGTGGTGTTCCTCGTACTCAAATCAAGGAGACTACAATGGAGCGATATACCGTCATCGTCCGATCCGGGCCAATCACCCGATCTGTCTCAGTCAGAGCCGCCACAGGACTCGGAGCCGCCGACATCGCCCTCCGAATCTTGAGAAAGGATGACATCAATGAAACTGGAAAAGCCCACTTTGCATACACCGTGGAGTCGGTCGTGTCTGTTCTGGACCGCGATCTTCTGGATGCTGAACACGATAGATGCGACGCTGACAGCGGCAGTCCTGCAGGCGGGGGGAACCGAATTGAACCCAGGGGCCTCACTGCTCATGCGGTGGTTTTCGATGAGTGGGTGGGTACTCCTCAAAAGCACGACGCCGATACTGACGGGGATGCTCGTGTGGATGGTGTTCCCAAAGGCCATGCGTCTGATGACAGTGATCATGGCGCTGGTAGTCCTGTGGAATCTAGGCATGATTTGCGTCTCGTTCTGAACGCAGTCAACCCGCCAGTCACAGCGACCTATGAGAGGACCATCCCGTACCAGGGATACATCGTCTTCGACCAAGAGGATGAGGGTCCCTATGGATTCCAGCTCACCGCCGGGGAGTGCATGCGCCTATCGCGCTGGCTCGTCGACGTGGCTGATCAAATACACAGGAGGGAATGATGATACCCCTATGGGCCGCCCTTACAATGATAGCACTGCTCATCTTCATGGGCTGGTGCGTGCACAAGCTAGACCAAATCAGGAGAATGCCGCTATGAAGAAGAACCCAGGCCGCAAACTGCGCCGGAAGAACACCCGGCAGATGACGATCGCACTCCGCTCCATGGTCAAGGGACGCTCTCCCTACTGGCGCCCACGTCACTTCGACCTAGACCGCCCAAGTGTGAGGGCCCGAGCCGATGGTTAACTTTGGCGAGTTACGTCGAAGGAAAATGCCTGAGCCAACCTATGAGGAGCTGATGCTACCGACCGTGCACAATCACCGTCACTCATGGTGGGACTTCGATGGCAGGGACGCAGTCAACATCGACCGTCGCACAAAGTGGGGCAACCCATACCGTGTGACCAAGAACCGAACGCGTGAGAGAGCCATCGAACTCTACCGGGGTTACCTCAAACAGCACCCTGAATTGGTCGAGGCTGCACAGCGGGAACTCAAAGGTAAGCGTCTGATCTGCTGGTGTAATCCGCTGCCGTGTCACGGTGACGTGCTGGTTCGCGTAGCCAATGGGCTTGACTGGTAGGCGAATGTAGGCTATACTAAAGAGTACGGAGGTGAAGCAATGCGTCTCGAGAAATGGACGGGCATCTTCACGAAGCACTCAGACAAAGCCTACACTGTGAAGCTGCGGCACCATGTCACACCCATGCAGTTCTCACCCTACCAGTACCCCTACCTGGCCCGATGGCTCTGGATTCTGCTCGGCGAACCCGACGCCGTGGAGATCACAATAAGGCCCTGCGAGCACCCCGGAGACCTCGAAAATATCACCCCAAAATAACTGAATTCTCTATAATAGAGAGAGGGTAGAAAAAATACTACCCCCCCTCTCTTATAGAACGGACAGATCAGATTCATAGCTACACAAAGCTAACGATTTCGTCCGAAAATCAGGAAAATCTGGAAAATGCCAGTGAAAAAATTCACAGCGAAAGGAGTAAAAATGAATGACATTTTTGTCACGCTTGGGGACTTCACGGTGGCCGAGAAAAACTACGGAATCTCCGGCAAACCCGTCCTCACTCCCCAAGTCGTTGATGCTCTCCTGCTGGTCGACGTCGCTCAGCAAATCTTCCATGATCGCTGGACCGTTTACCTCGGCATGCTCCACCAGTGGGCAGAGAGCAAGCACCATGCCAACCAAGACTCCGAGCCAATCAGCCGGAACGCGCGGCTCAACCTGACTGCAAAGTCACTCCGCGAAGCCAAGGCCGATATGCTCAGGGCTTGGGACAACCTCAAGAAAGCCATCAGCAAACCAAGAAAGCAGAGGTACTTCTAATGCCGAAATACGGATTCAAATGCCCCAACGGTCACGAGTTCGACCACCCCTACACGATGGGAGAGATCGTGCAGAAACCGTCTCCCCCCTGCCCGGAGTGTGGCGAATTCGCTCAACGTACCTTCCACTGCAACTGGCAGTTCGCCAACAAGCCCACGTGGTCGGAAGATTACAACGATGACCGCGACGCTCACAGGAGGATTTTCGGGTCATGAAACTCTGTCAAGGATGCCTGAACGTCGTCATCGAAGACGAAGAATCACTATGCGCAGCCTGCACAGACACAGCCGAGAAAATCGTATGGGCTGCAGAGGAGAATCAAGATGATAACTCACAATAACCTACTCACAATCACAGATGAGGACACGACCGCACGCCGGGTAGACATGCTCAAGGTCCTCATGTCGCACATCACCGTTCTTGAGCCGGATGGGGAGATATGGAGCGGTCTCGAATTCAAAGGCGTCCGTGTTGAGTGGAGTGTCTACGGCTACGCCCGTAACGAGTACGTCCTCTCATTCAGCACACGCCGCCTGCGTCGCTACAAGCGCTTCATGGTTGGTAAGGCAGTCCCTCTCAAGGAACTCAAGAAGAAGTTCGAGGAGGTTCTCAACGACTACTCCGACCGCTACGAGACCGAGTGTCTCCAGAGAGACGGGGTTAGTCTCATGCGCGAGGCCCTGGACCTCAAGAACGCGAGCTGTCACTACACCTATGGGGGCTACTTCAACATCCAGATCGACATCCCGCCCGACCTAGAGCTAGCTGCCAAGGTTGGAGACGCACTACGGGAGCTGATTCAATGAACACTCTCCAGATTCTATTCCAAGACAAGAGACACTTCATACTCGGCGCGCCGGATGGAACCACCCTCACCGTCACCCACGACACAGCCCGTCGCCTGAACAGCTTTGTGCCTCTCGACCCAGCAAGCCGGGTGCACGTAGTGCCGTGGTATCACGACTACTGGCGTGTGCTCAAAGGTCCCGATCTCAAGGCCATGTCGGTGAACGACTCTCCCCCCGCCACGGTCACCTATGACACATATGAGGTCAAGATGGAGCTGTTCAGATGTCCGGGGGGAATGCTGATCAAAGTAGGCTTTTGCCCGTTGGATGGCAAGTGGTACGTATCCACCAAGAAGCCGGAAAGGCCAAACATATGATAGTTACATGGACAACCCGGTATGCCTCGTTCTCTGAGCGTGGAGTGCACATGATCATCGTGCCGGACACCTTCACGGCGTTCACCCAGGACGGTCAGGTCACCTTCATACGAGAGGACGAGGACTACCAAGTCAAGCAGGACGATCTGCAGATGGAGTTTGAACACACCCCGTATGGCAACTACATACTCAAGGAGGTCCGCGTTGAGAACAGTGAAGAACCTATCGAGGAAGCTGACGGAGTGCCGGGAGAAGGACCACCCGAACAAGTGGAAGACGGAAACGGGTAGGCTGTGGTGCCCCATGTGCGGTAAGTACGTCGACGGAGGTTCGGATGAAAGTTAAAGAGGGGCTCCTGTTCAACATCATACCCTACAAGCGTACCGAGATCGCCGACCATGAGGGCTGCCCGATACTCATAAAATACATCTTCTGGCCCCTCGAGGGGAGCAGGGCAACCACCGTTGTAGTCACCCATGCAGCCACCGGGTTGCACGGCGACTATATATGGCACACCGAGGTGAGCTGGTCGGGCCTACACAAGACAACTACAGCAAACGCTATTCGTATGGGCGAGGCTATGGCCCTCGTAGTCCAGAGCGCCCAAATCGAGATAGCCTTGAAGGAGAGCAATGCGACCGTACAGGAAACTGATGCAGCCGCTGTGGGACAGGATGGTCCTGAAAGCGGAACAGAACGATCACAAGAAGTATGAGATCACGCCCCTACGTGTGCTTATATCAATGCTGTGCGCTGAGGTTGCTGAACTCTGCGACTCACTCAAGGGCTTGCCTGACCCGGAAGCTGTTTGGCGAGAAGCTGCTGACGTGGCCAACTTCGCCTGGATGGTAGCCGAGAAGGGCGCAGGACCCGCCCCTGAATCCTGGCTGTGGTACAAGGAAGCTATGCAGAGCGTAGTCGACCAGTGCTGGGACGGGACGTACTGCTCACTCTGTGGTACGTACAAACATAAATCATGGTGCCCCGTAGGGGAGTACCTAGAAAGGAATAGAAATGCAGGACAACAAGATACCGGGAATGCCGAACTTCCAAGTAGCGGACCCGAGACTGACAGCGGTAGCTGACCTGGCGGTTTACGCCGCCGAGTTGGCCAACCACGCCTGCCGAATCATGATCAAGTCCGGCCAGGTAAAAATGTCTGACTCAGATGGGCAGCGCCTGATCGCCTTGGCCAAATCCATCCAGCAGAAGGTGGCCACCGTGGGCCAGTTCTTCGGGGCACGCATCCCAATCTTCAACCCCCAGGACAGAATCACTCCACCGAGGAGCTAATCATGAGAGGAGCCGCGTACACACCAGCCAACACAGTTGGCACACGTCCCGCTCATCCATGGGAGCAGTGTAGGGAGCAGTCCGACATGTATTGTCATGACTTGCGCATACACCTACCCATGTGGTGTCGTCCATGGGAGTCGGAGCAGTGCCCGAAAGGGTTCAGGCCTATGATTCCCTACCCCGATCGCTTCAAGGTGCCCAAGAAGATCACCCTTCACCTCGGCATTTGGTCTACGGATTCGTTTAGCATGGCTGTGCATATGGCCAAGCTGTACTTCCTGGACGAACAGCTCATAATCCACAACTGCCAGCGCCCCCATTGCCAATGGGAGAAGGGCTACCCAGGTGAGACTGGAGAGTATGGACTTCCTCCTGCGCTTCGGGTGGCTGTGCGCTTGAACAACTTCTCCAACTACTACTATTTTTGGGTGAAGCGCGAGCGTACTACGCGAGACATAATAGAGGACATGTGGAAGGACATGCCGGACAAGATGACAGCTATGTGTCAGGCGTGGAAAAACTGGACATTCATTGAGACACCGAAGGGAGAAAGATGAAAGATTTGAAGGCCTCACTGCAGGCCATCAGGCAACTCGACACCGCCATAGACTTCAATAACAACAAGGTAGCCGAGCACACCGCCGCCCGAGACAAGTGCATTGACTCGCGCCTCGAGGAACGGAACGCTATCCTCCACTGGTTCAGGGATACCCATGGCATCGACCTGTTCTCCCTAACCAGCTTCGAGATCAACAAGATGATTGCCGCTATGTGCGTCGCTGTGGGGGTGGAATGATGGGTGGAATCAGAAGTCAGACAGAACTGACAGCCGTTGTAGCCATCGAGACCCTCTGCCGTGAGTGTTTTGAAACTGCACGCTCAAAAGGCTGGTGGGACGACTTACTCAACATCCCTGAGAAGATCGCCCTCATGCATTCAGAACTGTCCGAGGCTCTCGAGGACTATCGAGAAGGACGCATGGGGACCAGGCTACGCTACGACAGCACCGTCTCTCCCGTAATTGAGGAAAAGCCCGAGGGATTCTGGACAGAGCTAGCTGACGTCCTAATCCGTATCTTCGACTTTGCCGGACACCACGATGGGGGCGAAGCTCTGGCCGACGCACTGGTGCTCAAGATGCGCTTCAACGCAACCAGACCATACAGACACGGAGGTAAGAAAGCATGATACCATTCACACTACAAGGCTACGAAGACAAGCAACGCTTCAACATTGAAACGATCGTCTGCGCGTGTGGGTACACTGGCAAACCCAGGTCTCCTGTATCAGCGCGACGCGCTGTTGCCGGGGAGAGGGCCCTCGCCTCATGCCCCGAATGTACACGGCAGTATCAGGTGCGTGTAGATGGCAAATAGTACCACAGTACGCCGCCAAGTCGCCATTCCAGAAGTTCGGCAGGAAGAACTCAAGATCAAGAACATGGTTGTGACCGTGGCCGGGGAGAACACCGTGATCATCAACGTAGGTAGACCGAACACGGTAATCCGAGCCATGGCCAACACGATCGGCCACCTGATACACCGCCTACTGGCACGGGGGGAACCTCGAGAGGAAATACTCAGCCTAATGCGTGGGGTAGGAGATCACGGCAGGAAGCCCGATGGCACAGCTCCAGGGCATTCTATTGCAGGGATTGTGGACGCTATGGCTATCGGCCTGCAAGAAGGCTGGGACAGTTTGGAGGAATAGATGGACTATGGATTAAGACGAAAGGGCTGGTTTCCGGCGGCTCGACGGTTCTACGAGGAGATCGGAGAGGTATCCAACTTCCCCATCGCCTACGTGTACGCAATGTTCCTTGCGATTTCCGGCCACCTGATAGGTAGAAACTGCTGGTTTTGGTATGGGCGAGACCTGTACCCGAATCACTACATCTGCTTGGTTGGCCCTAGCGGAACCAGTCGCAAGAGCACGGCGATGTCGCTGGGAGACCGCGCTGTGAAAAGCGCCCTCGGAGACGAGTGGCTCCCCCCGCTGCGCCAGATCACAACATCTCCGGGCCTGCTGCTGCACATGCAGAATACAGGCGGTCACACGATGGTGGTGCTGGACGAGATTGCCTCAGTGCTGACCAAGTCCAAGCGGCAAGACTTTGCTGCCGACTTGATAGCCCGACTGGTAGAGCTGTACGACTGTCCTAACTTCGCAGGGACCCATACACGCAAGGACCCTATCGAAGTGGACGAGCCGTTCCTCACATTCGTGTCGGGCAGTACAACCGACTGGCTCAGGCGCTCGCTCACAACAAGCGACCTGATGGCCGGGTTCGGCAACCGAATGTCATTCGTGCTGGGCACACCGCGCAAAGCTCACTCGCTGCCTCGGCGCATGCCGACCACTATCAAGGTAGGCTGGGACCGTCTGCTCAAGTTCAAAGGCGAGATACGCATGAGCGATGCTGCGTTCGATGTGTGGGACGACTTCTATACGAAGTTCGAGAAGTTCCTGAACAACCCACACAACACTCCGTTCGTGCGCGTCATGTCCGAGCGCATACCTGAGAAGATACTCAAGGCCGCCATAGTTGCGAGTGTGTGGGCTCAGACACGATTGATCGACGACATTATCATGGAAGGTTCCGTAGATTGGGGGAGATACTTGCATAATTGCGTGAAGGAAGTCGCGCCATCCTTTGAGGAGACCGAGCGCCAGCTCATGGCGTTCCTCCACTCCAAAGGCGGTGAGGCTACAAAGCAGGATATAGACACAGAGTTTGGGCATCGCATTGCGTCTCGCAAGCTACGTGATGCGATCGACCAGCTACAGTGGCTGGGCCTAATTCACAAGCCGGATGGAAACATCATATCGGTAAAAGAGGATTGACAATGCGGACGGTTTCAGCTATAATAAAAGATAAGAAAGGGGGAATCCATGCGAAGGTAAAGCGTCGTATGCTTCCGATTCTGTTCACCGGGCTGCTGGCCCTTGTCGCTGGTGCTGCGCTAGCGTATGTGGCTCTCAACATTCCAGTGGACATAGAGACGAAGGAAGCGCTTTTCTGTGACAGTGGGTGTACGATGGCATTCAGCCTCTACCCATTACAGGAAGAAACCCTCACCGCAGTGATTAGGAACGACGGCCCCGTTGCACTGGACGCGGACATACTGCTCACCTGTTCACCCGATACGAACGACCTGAGTGTCACTATCACGAACAAGTTGACAGTCCCACCAACTTCCACCGCACCGCTACCAGTGACGGTCCAGATGAAAAAGAATGGAGCGCCGCAGACCTATAGCTGCAATCTCACAGTCGATCGTTAGGCAAGAAAATCTATACGGAGGTTCAATCTAATGCCATTAGTAGGACGATCAGATCAAGCAACCAAGGGTGGTTCAAGGTACAATATCACCAAGTTCTCCGCTGTGTTCGCCGGAGTCGAGGGCGACATCAAAGGCCGCTACGGAGTCCAGTTCCGCAACGACTACATCGACGTGGAGCCCCTGGAGTTCGTCGAGGCGCAGGTCCTTGATAATGGGAAACTGCCTGAGTACATCAAGCAGAACAGTGGGGACAACTCCATTCAGATTCTCCAGTTGAGGAACTGGGAAGAGTTTGCCAAGAAGAACGGCTGGAAAGACGACGGTGTCGCCTCGGTGCGTGACTGGCTCGAGGAAAGCCAGCGCCGGATAGTCTTCCAACTCGTCGAGCACCAATTCCTCGATGACAACGGCAAGCCCAGCGTGGACGAGGACGGCAACGAGCTGTCCCCCGGCAAGTTCTACGGCATTGCCAGCTTCGAGAAGGGCGCCGACACTGATACCTCAGACGACGAGCCAGAGGACGAATCCGAGGACGAGGTCCCTGAGATACCCGACCTGTTGTCAGCCAAGATCGTGAAGGTTGTCGCAGATGGTGCCTCAACGCGGGAACTCATTCGCCGCAACGCTCTCGACAGGCCCAAGGGCAAAGAGTTCGAGAAAGCGTACCCCGGCGGCCTCAAGGCCATGCTGGACAAACTCGTTGAGGACGGTCTCCTGACCGTGGCGAAGGGCAAGTTTGGGCTGCCCACTGCAGACGACGAGCCTGAGTCCTCGGCAAACGCAGACGACTTTTAGGTAGCAGGGGACAATTGATTCCCTATCTACGCGGGGAGTTCGGGTGGGTAGCGAGCGGTGATGGAGATTACGGTCTCCACACGGACGAGGCTTTTGCCGGACTCCCCATTGGGGCAGAGCAGGAAGACCTGTAGGTGTCTCGCCATAACTATCGGAGAGGTTGCTCCGGCGCACGTCGGACAGCAAAAAGAGAGCGAAATCTACGTTCACGAGCCACGGGTACGAGGGGTGCAACTCCCCTCCTGCTCCACCAAGACTGGAGGACACCGTGAAGAAATTCTATGCAGGTGGCGCCTGGGCAGACAGGGCTCGCGTCAACGCAATCATCAAGGAACTCAGCGCGGAAGGGTACGAATGCGTGCTCGACTGGACTGAGGACTCCCCGGACAGCGACAAGATCGTCGCTACCAACTTCAAGCGAATGGCCAACCGGGACATCGAGGCTATCGTTACAGCCGCACAGTTCGGCGTCTTCATACATGACGACAGCACACGCATTTATCGAGGCTCCTACTGCGAGCTAGGTGCTTGCCTTGCCAGAGGCATCCATTGCTTTGTGCTGATCGACCGAGACGGAGCCAACATGCGGAACGTGTTCCACCACCACGACCTCTGCCACGTTCTACACGCCGACCCCAACGTGTCGTTTGTGCACTTCATCCTGGCGCGCATCTCCCTAATCGAAGTCGAGGAATCGTGGCGCACAATCCCGGTGCCTGAACCGCAATGAAGTGCTACGAGAACCCACGAGTTGCCGATTGGGCCGTCAAACAGATCATTGAGAAGATGGCCAAAGGCGGGAACAGAACAGGGAAGCCACACGCAAGCGAAATCTATCAGTGCTTCCGGCGCACGTACCGTCACCGCAGTGGTGACCAGCGCACATATGGGCGCAAGGCAGTGCTGAGATTCGCAGCAGGTTTCGCAATGCAGGAGTGGTTCCTCGGGCCAGAAGCAGACGGCCAAGAGGCGTTCGGTGTGATCTTCTCCCCTGACCGAGTAGAGGGCAACCATGTCCTCGAGTTCAAGACTACTCGCTACTCATATCAGAAGAAGCGTCTCACCGACAGGGACAATGAGCCTCCCCCCGCTAGTCACCTGGGGGTAAACGTCGTCGATGTTGATTGGGAACCCGGCAAGTTCTCGCCTACGCGACTTGATTCGTGGGTTCTCAGGACAGGACTGTACTGTGCAGCCATAGGCACCAACCTGGCGCATGTGCTTGTGTTCTTCCTCTATGCCGATGATGTGAGGGCGTGGACCTTCGAGTACAGTAACGAAGATCTCGAGTGGCTCATGTACGATGCAACTAGGCGGGGGGAAGTTCTACAGGAGCACCTAGATTATGGAGTGCAGCCCGGTGTGGCAACAAGGCTAGGTGATTGGGAGTGCGGCTTCTGTCCGTACCTACAGGATTGCCTGCCTGAACTCAAGAAGGATGGTTACAAGGAGGACTGATGGAAGTTCTGATTAAGTGTCCAAGCTGTAACGAGTACATTATAGGCGCTGTTTGTGTGAAGTGCGGTAAGCTGTGTGGTAGGCATATAGGCGCTACGTTCGTGCACTCGGGCGGCGCCCACGTGAAGTTGTTCCTCTGTACTGAGTGTAATGCCCAGGTGCAAATTGAGCAGTACAGGGAGCGAGAGACTTGGCCAAAGGAAGTTAAAGATAAGGAGATCACATATGCCAACACCTACTAAAACAGAGGAAAGCCCGTTCACTAGCTTGGACGAGGCACTCAACAGAGAAGTGATACTGATGGGTGGGGGACCCGGCGATGGCAAAACCTACAGCGTCGCCAAGATCATCGAGGAGTGTGAGGAGACCGGGCATCAGGTCGTAGTGATCGACCGAGACCGGGGGCTGGCCAAAGTCGTATATGACGTTATGGGCCGAACTCCCGACTGCCTACACTACGCGATCTGTGACAAGTGGGAGAAGGTGAACCAGGCCGTTGACTTTGCGTTCAAGAACCTGGGCCCCGGCGACTGGCTGGTGTTCGAGATGATCGGTGCGATGTGGGACTTCGCTCAAACAGAGTACAGCCGCAAGGTGTACGGAGATCTCACCGAGCACATGCTGAACCTTCGTGCGGAAGCACAGCAGGTCATACGCAATGCGGGGCTGGACCCGAAGTCCAAAGACGCCCGGAAGAAAGTGGCTGAGAAGGTCGGATTCGGTGGGCTTGATGGCCGCCAAGACTGGTCGTTTATTAAGCGCATGCATAATGACGACGTGTTTATTAAAGCCATCGTAGAGGGTGACTTTAATATCCTCTCCACCACGAGCATGACTCCCGTGGCCAAAGATGAGGCCGAGAAGTACCCGCTGTGGGTGACGCTTGGTCGCAGGCCTACCGGGGAAAAGGAACAGCCTCACCGCCATGACACCCTTGTGGTGGTCGAGAAGAAAGGCAACAAGTACGTCTGGCGCACCGACTTGGGCGCGCGTGAGGGTAAAGATCGCGGAGGCCGTAAGCTGGTACGCGACGTGGACTTCACGGACATAGGTTTCTGGCGGTCCTATCGGGACTACCATAATCTTGAGAGTGTACCCTCAAAACAGGAGGACTCGGATGATGACGAGTATTAAACGCAAGGTTCGCATTTGGTGGCTCCGCTGGTGCAACTGGTTTCGTGAGGGATGGGACCCACAGCCGAAGACTGTGCTCCAGATTCACTACGAGGCCCTGCGCCGGATAGCCGAGCTGCGTGAGGAATGCCGAACACTGCAGCCGGAGGAAAACAGACTATGGTTCAATCTAAAACTGCGCGAGATCAGTCGAATCCTATCAAGGTCGATGTCAGAGAGCGCCTTGAAGTCGAGGATTGGCTCAAGCGAGAGGGTTACCCGACGAGCGTTGAGACGCTTCAGGTCGGGGATTATGCCTGGTATTCTCCAGACCGCTCTGAAGTCATCCTCGTCACACGCAAAGCGGCAGACTTCTTCGAGAGCCTGACAAGCGGTCACCTACAAGACGAGATCAAACGATGCATCCAATTCATAACCGCATACGGTCTTGGCAGACTATTCTTCTTGCAGGAAGGTTTGTGGGCCGGAGCCGACTTCAAGACTGGTGGGCTGGGCTACTTCGAGCGTGCGGGAAACGAGTGGTTCCGGCGCAAGAGGGACTTCCGAGGTACGATCAAGAGTCACTTTGGTGTCCAGGCAAGCTGCTCATCTGTGGGAGTTCATGTTCTACAGACTGGCTCCCCCGTAGAGTCTGGCATGATGATTGGCCTGCTCTACGATCGCACAATGGATGGCTGGCCAACGAAGTTGACTCAAGGTCTGCCGAAGCCGTTGTTGAGATGGTCTACCGACGACGAACAGAACGAGAAGATCACCCGGCTTATGGCCTTGTGGCCCCGAGTGCCTGAGCGTGTCCTGCTCCGCATCCTCCACGATAACGGGGGGAGCCTACGGAAGACGCTGATGAAGATGATGCAGGACCCCGACAGCTTTGCGGAGTACAAGGGTATAGGCGCGAAACTTATCAAGAATTTGAAAGAGGTGCTACAATGAAACCCGCAACGCTATCGGACAATCAACAGGATTCGGTCGAGGAAGTGCTGCGTAAGAACTTCCCCCACGGCCACAGTGAATTCATACCCCTGATGATGCGCTTGCTCGACCTGCACAGTCGCAAGAACAAAGACTACGCAGGCGGCGGCAATCCTCTCGGGAACTTCCATAGAGTGGCCAACCTGCTGTCTCAGTATCCCAACCTCGACCCGAGTGACCCGCGTGTGGTTGCCCTCACCTACGCCTTCAAGCAGATCGACGCGGTGATGTGGCTGCTGTGTACGAACCGGGATGGAGAGGTAGAGGGAATATCCGACCGTCTACAGGACATAGCTGTGTACTGCATGCTGGCTATGATTCTGGACGGGGAGAGGAAAAGCGATGAACTTGGGGCGTGAGTTCCCACACGATCAGAGGTACATAGGTAAGCCCTGCATCCATTGCGGGTCCAAGAACACCTACGCGGAGATATACCCGCACTCGATCGAGGGGAGCTGCCTGTCCTGCCACAAGCCAAACCCGGTGCCGGACAGTATCGTGTTGAAGTGGGGAGTCGGAAAGGAAGTAAAGCAATGCCAGCCTACACAGAAGAACAGATTGTAGAGAAAACGAAGGACCTAGACTCCTTCGCACATACGCTCCGCACCTGCCGCCGCTGCACAATGCGACGGCGTTGCCGCTTCCCCGTACCCGGCTCAGGCTTGGCTCCGTCCGACGTCATGGTGGTAGGGCAGGCTCCCGGCTGGCAAGAGGATAAGGAAGGCATCCCATTCATAGAGCAGGCCGGGGAGTTCCTCTCCACCTGTCTCAACCGCGCGGGGCTGGACTGGACCAAGGTGTACTTCACAAACGCCTGCAAATGCTACCCAGGACGGAGACGTGGTGGTGACAACGCGCCCGACAAAGACAGCCTGGAGGCCTGTGAGGTGTGGCTCCGGCGCGAGATAGAGCTGGTGCAGCCAAAGGTCTTGGTAGCCATAGGCGCAATATCCATGAAGCACCTGGGCGTCAAGGGCGGTGGCATCAACATCAACAACGGCAAGGTGTGTGAGAGCAGCATATACGACCTTCCAGTCATACCGCTCCTTCACCCTGCTGGACTGATGCGTCCGGGTAACTCACGTGAGACGCCCAAGTTCGTGACAGGCATCAACGCCATCAACACCTTCCTGTCCGGCGGCATCACTCCCCCCGCCTATGCAGAAACTGCTAGGGGGCTGACGTTTGATGATACGTTCGGGCTGGACATTGAGACTGAGGGATGGGAAGAAGGCCGCCACGATATATGGTGCACGGGTGTGGCTAACGGTGAAGTTCGTACTGCACAGCGCGAGCATAAGGATTGGCAGACTACAATCTCTCCCGACGCTACTCCTGTGTGCCACAACGCTGTGTTCGACCTTGACCACCTCGGTCGAGCGGGAATTGAGTTCGATGACTTCCACGACACCATCCTAGAAGCACACATGCTGGGCCACAAACCGCTTGGCTTGAAGGCTCTCACGCCTGTATTTACAGGCAACCAACTGCGTGATTTCAAGGACGTCTCGACACGCGGGGGGAGGAACAAGAAGCTGACCTACGAAGATGTGAAGGACGAGATGTTGGACTACTGTAGTCTGGATGCGTGGGCGACGTGGCAGCTTCACCAGATGTTCTACCCTGAGTTGGAGAAGCATCCGAAGTGGCTGGAGTTCTACGAGAAAGAGAAGAAGATCAGCCGCGCGATAATACAGATGCAGCGTACCGGGCTCCCCATTAGTCAGAGTAGGCTGGATACTATGCGCGATAGTGTGATCGAACGCGCCGGAGAGCTGGAGGAACAGCTCCATAGTATGGGCGTGACTCACCCAGGCGACAACGATTACATCGGGCGCAAGTTCTGGCACGGTAAATCGAAAATCGAGCACACCAAGACAGGTAGGTTCTCAACGCGCGAGGCGCACCTGATGGAAAACCGAGGGCCCGATGATGATTGGGTGGAGCTTCTTATAGAGTGGCGCAAGCTGATGAAGTTCCTCTCCACCTACATCGAAGCATACCGGGGACAGGACTTCGTGCATCCGTCGTTCAATCAGACAGGCACACAGACTTGGCGCTGGTCCTGCTCGAACCCCAACTTCCAGAACGTGCCCAAGTCTACGGCTGTTGGTATCTACCAGTTGTTCGTCGCGCCGGAAGGATACATGTTCGTCAGCTTCGACTACTCCCAGGTGGAGTTGCGCGCGCTGGCGATAGCGTGTCAGGACCCGGTGATGCTCGAGGTGTACCGCTCAGGCGGTGACATACACGATGAAACCATGAGGGCATGCGGCTTTGATTTGGCTCACCCTGAGAACCTAGACCTTGCTCGACGTCTGGCTAAGATCATCAACTTCGGCATCATATACGGTATGACTCCCTACGGTGCCGCTCCGAAGTTGGGCGTTGACGAAGCAGCCGCCGCAGAGTTCATAGGTAACCTGTACAACAGGTTCAAGAACATCGAGCCATGGCAGCAGAAACAGATCGAGCACGCTCTCGAACACGGCTACGTTGAGAGTCCTAGCGGTCGTCCGCTATGGGTGCCCAACATGTCTGTGAGTGAAGGCACGCTCTACCACAGAGGCACGAAGCAGTGCCAGAACTTCCCCATACAGTGTGAGGGGATAGAGGTCGTGAAGACAGGTATGCTCCAGGCGAAGGATGCCCTTCCCTACTTGGTGTGCCAGGTCCACGACGAACTTCTGTATCTTGTGCCAGAGGCACAGGCGCAGGAGATATACGACTACCTTGCGAAGGCGCTGATCGTGAAGGATGATATAGACTACACGGTTGAGGGAGCGATCGGCAAAACGTGGGGTGACATAAAACACATACCAGATGATCTATTTGACGAGGAGGAAGAATGAGATTCGAGCTAGCCAAAGTCAAGCATATCCGAGAGTCCGCTGTTCCATGGTCTGATCGTGGACTGCTGCTCAGCATAGGCGATTTTCATAGTGATGATAAGGCCTGTGCAGTCGACCGCATGAAGCGGGACATAGATCGCGCCTTGACATACGAGGCGAAGACCGGGAACTTCGTTAGGTTCCTGAATATGGGGGATAACGTCGACGTCATGTCGCCATCCAACCGCCGGAACCTCAAGGCCATCAAGCTGTACGATTCCGTGCATGATGTGTTCGAGGAAGCCTGTGCGCAGTCCGTGGAGAAGCTGCAGAAAATATTGGAGCCAACTAAGGGCAAGTGGGTAGGTATGGTGCAGGGCCACCACTACTACGAGTTCAGCGATGGGACCACGTCGGACACGAGACTGGCGCAGTTCCTGGGTTGCCCGTTCCTCGGTGACTGTGGCATCGTTCGCCTGCAGTTCAAAGATGAAGGGGGCCGGACTCGAGGGGAGCATGACATATGGTGCCACCACGGAACAGGCGGCGGGAAGCTGCCCACCTCTCCAGGGAACATCCTGTACCACGTCTCTGCTGCTTTCGATGCGGACTCGTTCCTGATCGGGCACCAACACAAGCTGTTCACCGCTCCGTATGACCGTGTGTATGTCACGCGCAAACGACCGTACCGGGTTCGCCACCGCAAGATTCAGTTGGGCTCCGCAGGTGGATACCTTCGGGCTTACCAGTTGGACAGTCAACGCCAGGGGCGAGCGCAGGGCGGCTATGTCGAGAAGGCGGTGTTCAACCCGACAACCATGGGACCTCTCAAGATGTGGTTCGAGTGCTTCACCGATAGGGGTGACCGAGTCATAGAGAGGACGATGGAAGTATGACACACATTTACATCGACGGCTCATGGTCAGGAAAATCGAAGTGTGGTGGATGGGCAGTGCGCGTAGACAGCCCCGGTGTCCGTGATCACCGAGGTGAGATCGCCCCGATGTACAAGATCGGGCACATCTGCGGCGAAACATCGCAGTACATGGAGGTCTTTGCTTTGAAGGAAGCGCTCAAAATTTTGCACGCAGGGCAAAACGTGACTCTCCATACCGACTCGAAGTATATCGAAGGAATGCTAACTAGGGGTTGGGCTGCCAGGGCTCATCCTGGGCTATGGTCCACGATCCGTCAACTGCTCGATCGGTTAAGTCTGAGTCTCACGGTGATACATCACGAGCGAAATAGTACCGACGAGATGGAAGATATTGACAATCGAGCGAACATCGGGAGGAAGCATCAGGACCTGCACAAGTGGTTTCAAGAGAACGTGAAAAAGGGGG